TCATCAGAAGTCTGACTATAAAAGACAAGCCTATTCTAAGGGCCGCATCGTACCTTTGACGTTTAGAGCGGTGGCATTGTTAAGATTGGTGCGTTGGAAGTTAAAAAAGAGGGGCCAGTTAACTGAAAGAGTGTGGAATTTTGAACATCCCGCCACACTAAGTAAGGCAATGACGCGTTTTAGAGAACGAACAGGCGTGAAATTAATCTCCTACCACACCACTCGACATGAGTTTGGCAGTACGCAGGCAGACAGTGAAGTGGATTTTAGAATTGCAGCGGCGGCAATGGGTCACGAAGATTATAGAAGTATGAAAAGATATGCCCATCCTAATATGGAATTAGTTGGGCATAAGATTAAGGGTAAAAAGAGATAGGTTAGTGCAGCTCAGGCAAATATAATTCCATGGCGTAAGCATCCAGCCACATACATACTTCTAGCTTGTGTCCTTCAAAATTATCAACCAGCGTCACAGGATGAGGGGGACTAGTTAATGATCCCTCCACTCTGCTCTCAAGCCACATATCACTTTTAATATTGCTGTAGGTCTGACTACCTACACGAATTTCTAGGCGGTCACCTGCCCCACCATAGTTACGACTTTTATAACTTATTAAAGCCTCACGTATTTTTTTAACGGTATGCACCAGCATTTCCTTCTTGTGAAACTAAATAAGTAGCAAGGGTTAGCGAACTAACAAACCAGTTTCGCCCCACTCTGATTAGCGGAATAGGAAAGGTTTCTCTTGAAATATATTGAATGATTGTCGCTTTGGTAATCGATAATACTTCTGCTAAATCGTCTATGGTCAACAAAGGCTTTTGGTATTTGTTGGCAAACCCTTGGGCTATAAAATTAATGTGCTCGTTTGGTGTCATCGTCAATTCCTAATTGTAAGGTGGGGAGTCCCCACTCATTAAACGTTTATGGTGTTATCGCTACTCAAGTCTTTATGTGAGGCTTGAATGACCTGTCCTATTTGCGGAGTGATGCGCTCGATGCAATCCCATGTATAACTTGCTCTGGTGTCATCCATCGCAGAATCGATTTCATCTAACAACATGAAACCCATAACCCTGTGAGTAATGATACGACCTAACGCAATCCTAAGCGTAAGGTTCGCCAAGTCTTTTGCCGAACCACTGAGCGTTCTCAGAGGCTGACCATCTACCTCAACTTCAAAGCTCTCGCCCACTACGACCGACGTGTACTCACCGCCTGTCATCTCGTTCATTAAACTACTTGCTACATTGTTGAGCGAAGGAATTAAATGAGACTGTACGCGACTTTTTACTTCCTTCACTGCTTTCTTTGCCAGTTCGAGTTGCGCGTTTTTATTAGTTAACAGGGTTAACTCAGCATTAGCTGCATCGTACTTAATACATAATGATTCGTAATGCGTTTCTTCTGTCTCGTATTTGGCCCATTCAATTAATATCTGGCTCATACGAGTGCGAACCTCAATAGTATGTCCATTTATATCGTTGGCGGCTATGGGTAAGTTTGCTAGTTGCATCTGAGCAGCATTATAAATATCTAAACGCTCAGCTAGTGTAGCCATTTCAGACTCGTACACGCCTAAACGTTTATTGTGATGAACCATTTGAGCGTCATAGTGTTTTCTGATGCGTTCGATATTAGTGAGATGCCCTTGCGTCTGCGTTTTATACATCTCGTCTAAGTTTTTTCTCTTAGATTTATACTGCAATACTTCTTCGTCATACAGTTTAAGCATTTTTAAAGCGATACGGGCAACCTCAAGCATCGCTACCACCTTGTCACCGTTTAGGGCTTCTAGGTCTTTAGTTAACTGGGATATTTTAACTTCATCAGCCAGCTGCTTTTTTGCCTCCCTGTAAATACCTAGTTCTATAGTAGGCTTTACCGAGCTACCAGCATCCGTATTTATTAACTTTTGAACTTCGTCTGAAAGATGGAAGTCATGCTCGCAGTTCGGGCAATGAATGTTAGAGCTGGCTTTAAAGTCCTCGATAAACTGGAACCGATGAAAACTTGCCCATGCCTTTTTAAGCGAAGCTTCGTCTACGTAATTGGTAAGCGTAGGTAAAGATTTTTCTTCGTACACAGGGAAAGAAGCCAATTCACGGATCAAACGGTCGTACTTTGTTTTCTCAGCCTCAAGCGCGGCAATAATAGTGTTGAGCTGGCTGGTAGATGCAGGAAGTCCTTCCGGGATTTCTGGCATCATAGCACTCAACTCAGGCAACTCAAAAGGCTTAGGTGCATCAGGGAAGTCAGGCTCTAACGGGGCCACTGGCTCGATAGGTATGACTACAGGCTGAACTTGCATCAATCGTTGATAGGTGGCTTGTAGCTTGTCTATCTCATCTAGTGCTTGCAACGCCAACTCTTTTTTAACACTCGGCGTTACAGGCGTTACAGGCGCAATTAAATGCCCTGTCAAATAACCTATACTGGCTTTGCCTTCACGTATTTGGTCAGCAATAATCTTAGTCAGAGCATCCATAGACGCTAGGCCCGCAACGCTATCTATCATCGCTTTACGCTCGGTCGGACGCATAGCAGCTAACGCCTGTATCTCGCCTTGACCACACCAATGCGCTATTTTAAATACATCATAGCCATAGCCCATGATTCTTGTGATAAACGAGTTGACTGCCGCCACACCAGATACACACACTTCACCGTCGCAAATTACTTCTGCCTGAGTTTTGGTACGGGTAATTACGTAGGGCTTAGCGTTAATTTCTACGCTCATCTCAGCTTTGATTTTCTTATAGTCAGTAGCCACGCCTCGCAAAGCTTTGTTACCAAATAACAGATAACTAATAACCTCAAACGTCAGGCTCTTACCTTTACCGTTAGCGCCGGTTATTAACGTTGAACCGGCTTGCAACTGAATGTCTTGCTTAATAGTCTTGCCATTGGCAAACGTGAATACGTACTTTAAATATCTAATCATTAGCGTTTATCTCCGTGAAGCTTGCCCACAAGCTGTCTGTTAATTCTTTGCCAACCTTGAACTCAGCAAACGTTGTCTGAAAAATATCAGCTATGTCGAAGTTATCGATGTCAACCACAAGCTCAGGGGCAGCATCCGCTGCGAGCTTTTTAAAGGTAAGGCTGAAGCAGTCTAAATCCCCGAAAGGCGTTTCTCCTGATTCTAGTAAGATACGAACATTTAGATTCTTTAAGGCTCTAGGCGCTAACAGCGCGTCTTCTTTTGAGATAGTCACGTAATGAGTACCCTCCAAGTCTTCAGCATGTGAGTACGGCTGCATGGAGCCTGTAACCATAACCGGCACCCCTTGCATAACTTTATTCGAAGCAAGGTGATAGTGACCTGTGGTAACTAGCTCGGCATCTTTGAAAAACTCAAGCGGTATCATATTACTTAGTGAGCTGCTGTCTTCACCAAACGACGCTACATCCCAATGCCCATAACTATATGCACCCTTCGGCGGGAGCATAGTTTCCACCATCTGTTTAGCATTAATAAACGGATGCCATGGATAGAAGCAGTGAGTAACACCCTCGTTGTCAATAGTTAAAGGTTCGTCACAAACCACATAAATATTATCTAGCCCCCAGACAATTTCTTTGAACACGTCAAAGCTAGACTTCAATGCTACATCTCGGCTTGCATCGTGGTTGCCACGTATAATTACATACAATACAGTGGGGTTTTTAAGGCTGGCTTCTTTGTAAGCGTGGGCGGCAAACAAGATAATTTCTTCGGGTACTCTAAACTTGTCAAATAAATCTCCCATACAAACATGCAGGGTCACACCTTTTTTAGGTACTAAATTAGCTATAAAGTCTTTTTGAACTAAGCCTTCTCGCTCATCTAATCGGTGAATCGGTACGCCTGTTTTAAAAACCTTTCCTAAATGCGGGTCGCCTAATGTTTGTACCTGTGGCATTGTTTTGTTTGTCATCGTCAATTTCCTAATTGTAGTTACATAAAAGTTTTATGAACCTTGTAAATTTCTAAGTCCTCTAAGTTTAAGGACTGTTTGCTGCTTTCTAATATGATACGGGCTGGAACCCAATACCACTGAGCATTGTGTTTAAAATAAATTACAAAGTAATATTTACCACCATTACGGATGGTCTTTAACGCCGCTTTCCATTGAGCAGGACGAATACCTGAAAAGGAAAACGCTTTTGCTTTTTCAACTGTTTTTACTTCGGCATAGAAAGTTTGTTTGGAGTAGGTAATTAAAAAGTCAGCGGGTTTAGGATCAACAGCAACATTTTGTTTGCCGCTGTTAGCCCCAAAATTTATATCTGAGTAATCTGGTATCCTGAATACATTGGCTTTTTTCTGGTTAAAGGCATCTTCGAAATAGTTCTCAGCCCACTTTGCTGTACTCAGTGTTTTTGTCATCGTCAATCCGAATTGTGATACTACTAGGAGCCGGTATCTATTTTACCCTTGTTTAGAACTAATTTCCTACCCTTTTTTTCTACCATAAGGGTCTGTCTTCCGGCCCTAGCCTTACGTAAACTTCTCATATAGGCAGGGTGTACTAAAGCCATTTGTTGTAACGCAAAGTCAGATTCAGCTTGCGTAACTTTCCCATCTGGCTTTCCAAATAAATTCCATCTCTTTTGTCCCGTTTTGATAGTTTTTAAATATGCAATACTATTTACGTGGAATCCTATGCCTCTATACAAATCCTTTGATGAAAGTTTTTTTGGTGAAATAACATTTCTAATTTGATTGTACATTTTAACAGACATGGGTTTGTACCCACTTATCTTGTAATCATTTTCTCGCAAATATTTAATAATATAAAACCACACTTCGTAGTCATGCTCGAAGTGTGTTCTGTTATGTATTAATTTATCTAAAGTTTGATTATCTTTCATCGTCCTAATGCCTCGCAGTTTTGTGTACACTTTATTCTGTTAGTGAATAAGACGATGATTATAAATTACTAGATTAATTATGCAACGAGCTTTTGAATCTTGTAGTTTTCCAAATACGCATCAATGGCCTTCCAAAATGCTTCTGGAAAACTTCGTATGTATTTAAACTCGGGTCGGGTGTCACTCATAGTTAAATGTTTCATTATTGAATAAGCGTACAAACCCACTGAAAGCTCTGGTATCTCATTGAAAATTGGCGATTTGGAGTGATTTTGAGCTTGAACGATTAACAAATTAAGTAGTGCAATTGCTTCAGGGTCTATAAAGGCCACCCGCACTACCCCACCAACTTCCTTGACTTGTTTATTTATAAATTTTAATCCTACACTTGTAAGAAAGCGGCTTGCAAAAGCTATCATTTTTTCTTCAGTGTCAGCTGCACTGGATAAACCATGAAGAATTTTTAGCTCTGAACTACGTTCTAAAACAGTTTCTGCAAACAAATACTTGTTTTCTCTGCGGATAGCTCGACCATCATATTCTAACAACCCTTTAACTATGGTTATGCCTATTTTACGTAGGGCAAACGTTAGTAGAGCATAGTGTTTGTTGTGTGCGCTTTTATCTCGGTCAGCGCGAGTGCTGTCTAATCGGGTATTTACGTCCATCACTAGCAAGTGAATAGGGTCGGCCCCCAGCATCACGCCTGCTTTTAATCCTGCTAACCTTCCCGCTGATGAGGTAGCTATTTCATTTAGCAATTGACAGTCTTCTTCAAAGCCAAAGTAATTGGCTTGACGCTTCTTAAACAGTTCTCGTTTTTCATCCGGTGTTTGGTACACAGAATTATTTAGAGACTCGAACTCTAGGTCACTGATTAAAGGCGTACTCCAAATTTTCTCACGGCTAAGCTCTCGCATAGATTCAGCAGTTAACTTCATCTCGGCTAAGTACCCTGCACCGTGTCCCATGCCTTCTGCATAATAGTTATGACTTATCTGATAGCCTTCCGTTTGTAGTTGAACAAGAAGGTTAAGACCAAAAGAGTTTTTTAGCTTGTTCTCATGACTTGTTAGGCCCACGTACCAATTGGCATAACCAAAATCTTCGTATTTAAACGAGTTGGTGAGATTATCCATGACGTGCTTGCCAAACTTGTTGAACGCACTAAGAGAGTCAACCATGTTAGAGCGACCGTAAATATGTTGGTTCATAATTAGGGTTTTGTCTTCAGGTAAATTTAAAGAAACCTGCGTGTAAATGATGTGCAGTTCGTTACACCCTCTAACGCGACTTATGTGCTGGGTGCAGTCAGAAGGTAAATTACCTGCTCGACTAGTAAAGTACCCAAAACATTTGTCAAACAACGGTAAGCCATCAACCATATCTATCGAATGGCCTGTTCCCATACTTGGACTAGATAAAAACATATCGGTGGGGCGTAGCTGAGTGTTTAGATTCTTAATAAAATCTTGTGTTTCTTTAAGCTGCGAGTTGTTAGAGGTAACCGTAATTACTCTGCGCCCTGCAATCTCAGTAATAAAATGCTCTTCTTCTAAGATCGATTCACCACCTAATTTACCAATAAGTAATGACGCTTTTTTAATAACATCAGCCTTAGAGTTACTGGCATAAAAGAAACCTTCTTCGTTTTTTATACCCGTTAATACAAGCTTCTCAGTAAACGCAGCGTGGTCAGGTTTGTCTTGTGAATCTTGGTACAAGACCACTTTGCGCTCTTCGATTGCCGGTGGCCTATAAAGATTCTCCACCACGTTTACGGGTATGTCGTTTCTAATCAATCCAAACTCAGGGTGACGAAACATCTCAACGTACTCTGAGGTCAAGTCAGCGTCCATACACACAACGTATGATGCTGCGGCAATGACTTCTCTCATAACTTGCAAACACGCCGCAGGATAGCGCACAGTGTCTGATTTAATGGATCGTAGTAACTGTGTAAATTCATCCATGATTACTACGTCGTAACGGTTACCACGTATCTTATGAATAGAGTTCAAGCAAATACCTAATCTTGCTGCTGTGTGTAAGCTACGTCCTTCTTTAGTTTGCAAGTCATTGTAGTTTTCAAGGTCAAATTTAAGGCACAACGCCCCTACTAACGATACTAACTGGTTCAAGCTAATAACGCGCCCCATCAACTCTGGGCCTATCTTCTTAGCAAGCGTAGATGTTTTACCTGTACCCTTGGCACTCTTGATTAACGTAAGCCCTTTTTTAAGTTGAAAGTCCGGTAAATACTTAGCGTCAAAGACTTCAGGCATGTCGCACAGGTCTGACAAAGAGCTTTGTTCAATTTTTTCACGGTTATCGTAATAGGTTACCGCGTCCTCTAACTTGAACGTTCGCCCACCGTTTATAAAGCTATGAATAGCGGGATGAGGTACTTGAGCATGATCACGGTTAGCGTAAAATTTCGCTTTAGAATAACCCTTGTCTAATCGTATAGGGTCTTTTAAACCACATCCATCGTACTGCTCTGAATAAATGACTGTCTCTCTTACTGTGGCGGTACGCCCATCCTCAAAGTAAAGTACGTCATCTGGATGTAGCAGTAACTTTTCTTCGTTAACCACTTGCTCGTAAGCTTGCTTGGGCGTCATCAGTCTACCCGTCAAGTGAGCCTGACTCATCTTGTGCTGCGTAGCTTTATCACGATAGTCATCCATTAAGTCTTGGACGGCATCGCTGTGCTTTATCTTAGCGATTGTGATTTCTATATCACGCAACGCTTCAACTGATAAATCAATTACTTTATGCGTATCTAAAACTAGTAAAGGCTTTTCTATGTACTCAGCATCCGGTAGTTTTTGGTAGAAGTCTTGGTCTTCAGGAATAAAAGCACCGGCTTCAAAACACATTCTTTCAGGTTGGAAGACTAGCTTGTCAAAAATAACGCGCTCTAACAGTTGTCCGTTCGCTGATATTTTTATGTGGCCTAAACCTTTAGTCCAACAGCGTCGCTCTAACATTTTTACAAAGCGTTCAATGTCAGCGCCATCTTCTATTTCGAAGTAGATGTGAAACCCGTTTGCCGGTTTAAGACAAACATCATCTGACTTTCGGTACAAACCTCGGGATGTAGAATAGGTTCTTACGTAAGTAGTATCAGCTATGCTTAACTCTGGAACTGCTTTATCCAAAAGAGCTATAAAGTGTTCAGGGTTCTCGATAACGTTAGGGTCTGATGGGTCATGGTCATAATCAAAGAACAATAACGTTCTTTGAGTTTGTTGCATCGACTTCTTAGCCCTAGTGCCATACCGTCCCGTTTCGTTGACTTCTATCGGGTAGGTGTAACCGCGACGATCGAACTCAGGTACTGTGATGACTTCGGTAATTTCATCGCCTAAATCAAAAACTCCAAGTGTAAAACACTCAGAGATTTTTAGGCTTTTAATAAACTTAGGAAGCTCGGCAAGCGTGACCCACGCTGTTCTAGCTAAACCGGACGCAAGTTTTGGAGGATCAGCATTGAACTTTCCATGCTGTCTGGTTATGGTTTTGGTTAGAACACCCTTATGGGCTGTAAAAACGGTTAACGGAATTAGTTTGTTTGTCATCGTCAGTCCAAATTGTTGTGTTCAGTACTACAGACCCGTTAAAATCGCCGGAGTATAGCCAATGCTCTTTAAAACCTTGCCTTGGGGGTAGAATTTCCCATGATAGTCTTTGCAATGACGAGCAACTTTAACCCTATATTTAGCACCTTTATGGATATTGTTGAAAGCTAGCTCAGTAACTACCGACACCCCTAAAGATTTGTACACTTGAGAGGTTTGGTCAACATTATCCGCTGTGCAAAGCTTTGATATGTTACTGCTATGAACAATATCCCATGCTTCTACAAAATCAAACCCCATTTCTTCAGCTGAACCGAGCATCGATTCTAAGGGATAAGCAATTAAAGGTGAGCAAGCGACTAAAACTTCCCAAGGCTTTCCTATATGAACCAGTGCGCCCATGTATACGTAAACCGAGTCAATTACTGCATCAATGCTGTCTACTCGGTTTGTGGCGAGGGCTAACTCCCCCTGCTCTTCGCAAAATAAATCACAATGTAAACGGTGCTCGTCACGGCTTAGTACTTTTTTATCGATAGGTAAATCAAACAGCGTTCTGAACTCAATAATATCGTTATAAAGCTTTTTATACGTCACTTCTGTAAGGTACTTGAAGGGTAAAGGGGTCAAGGTATGTGTTCTCATCGTCAATTTCCTAGTTGTTAAAGTGGGTGCCTGTCGTTCAAGGTTTCTAACCTATCTAGTGGCGGGTCATCATGGGGCGGTATAGGGGGTCTAGCCCTTTGGAAGTCTTGTTTATATTTCTCACAATCCATCTTCATCTTTAAATGAACTAGAAAAAATGCGATAGGAAACATTAAACAGAAACCCCAAAGAACCATACTGGCAAGCATATTATTCTAGCTCGTCTATTAATTTACGCACTAACAAGTGGGTTAACATCGCATCAGCTTTAGCTCGGTGAAGCGTTTCGTTTACAGCAATGCCTTCTAACTCACACGCTTGACTTAGCTTTACCCACTTGTGAGATTTACGGAAGAAATCCATTATTTTAATTCGCTTAGAATACTCAACCATGGCGCAAAAGAAATTGTCAAACCCAAAAGAAATGTCGGTTTTTACACCTCTTACATTGCAAGATTGCACCATCATCTTTAGATCGAAGTTAGCGTTGTACGCAATGCCGACTCGACCTTGTGAAATGGCTCTAATCTGCTGCTCCACTTCTAGCCAGTCAGGTGCATCGACTAATTCGTGAGGCATAATCCCGTGTATTTCTTGCGCCTTGGGGTGCATCATCCCAACAGGCTTGACCAACGTGTTAATCATTACGTTGCCTGTGTCGCCATCGATTAAGCAAATCTCGCAAATCTCACTAGTACCAGATACACCTGTGGTTTCAGTATCAAAGGTAATAAAAGACTTATCTTTTAGATACTCAAAAGGTCGGGGTCTTAGTTGGACTACTTTTGATTGTGCGGTCATCATTTTTTACTCTCGTAGTAATTAAAGGGTGGTGAGGGTCGAGTTGCCTTAACGCCGATTCGAGTGCCCCTGCCCTGTCTACTATATCACGTACCCGTTTTATCAAAACTGTTTTTGTGAGCAAACGCTGCTGATATTCTTGTATCTCTAAAACGTCTTTTAGGTCTTGTTTTAAGATTCCAAACTCACGCATAACTGCCTCTTCTTAGGTAATCAACTACCTTTTGTCTAATTTCTCTAGGCAATGATTTCTTCACATATTCTTTAGGTATAACACCATCAATAAAGGGCGCTTCATCAAGCTCTATCTGCCCATACGGGGCGTTGACAGGGTGAAATGGCTCTAGGGTTTTACCAATAGAAATGGTGCCGTCTAGCTTCAAGTTCTTGACTACGGTTGGGTGGTCACACATGACCTCTAAGATACGATATGAGAAATCTACAGCCTGACTGTGGTGGGCGCTAAACACTAATTCATCGTGAATAGGCATCAAAAATTCTGCGTCCCACTTACCTTCTTCGTGTATTTCTTTATGCAGAGGTATAATGCTGCGCTTGGCTAGCGTGGCACACCCACCTTGTATTTTTGCGTTGACTGCTTGGTTGTGGGCACGACGTTGTATCTTCTTCGCACAGTGATAACCAAACATAGATAAATCGTTATTTCCGTGGGCTGAGAACTTAGCTACAAAGTCATAAACCCACTCATCAGTAGCTTCATAACGTACTCTCTGGTGATTGTCTCTAAGTGTAGTGATACCCTTATTCTTAACATTCTCAATAACCTTGAGCCGCCAATGCTCTGCTATCTCAAACACCATTCGGTAGTTCTCAGTACCGGCCCACATTTCCTTGCTAGTCCAACCTAGCTTTTCTTGCACCGTCATCAGTGAGCCTGAATACCAGTAACCAAAGTTACTAGGCTTCCCCGCTTCGCTACGCCAAAACTTAAAGGCATAGCTAGGTTCTAGCGGCTCATTTTCTACAGGGTTAATTAACACCTTGGGAAAATCTATTTGAATAGTTTGGATGGCGCTGGCATCTCCCATCTTCAAACCCATAAATAATTCGTCACTAAAATTAGGATAAAATACTTCTAACGCGGATTTTGCCGCTGCCGTGTGTAAGTCTTCGTAAGGTAACTGACCAAATGCTTTAGCAAAGTTAGGGTCTGAGGACTCTTCTCCTATCAACACTAGCTCTACCTGTGACCAGTCAACCGCGATAATTAGGTGGTCATCGTGGTTTGCTTGGAAGAACCCGCGAATGTACGCAGAGTCGCCTCGCTTGGCTAACTGCATCGCATTAGGGTTCTGTGAGGCCATACGCCTAGTGTTTAGCTTGGAGCTTAGTACAGGGTGAATGCGGTCGGTATTAGGATCAATCATGCACCTGTAATTAGTAATGAATAGCTTAATGCGCTGGTCAATACCAACCAACGTATTCAGACAACGGATGATGTTTTGCACCTTGTCTGCATCGTACTCGTTTGACAGATGTTCAGCCGTTAGCTGGCGCTCCATAGGCGTTAGTTGGGTCAGTGATTTGTATTTATCCCAATACTCAAGCCACGCATTAGGCATAGAAGCTAGGTCTTCAGCCTTTTGCATCATTTTACCTCGTGCCTCGCCGTTCGTAGACACTTTACCTTTTATATAAATGAACGGGAGATTGCATAAATCATGTAACAGCACCCGCTGTACCATATAGTGCATAAGATTGGGGCGCTTATCTAAGTCCTTCTTCACTGGCGCGTTCTTCATTTCTACCCGCCAAGCTGCGGGGACACTACCGCTGGATAATTGGCAAAGGTCAAAGCCTAACATTTCATTAGACTCTAGGCGCTCGTTGGTTAGCGTGGTTACACCTTGCTCTTGCAGCAATAACTGGTAGCCACTTTTGAAAAACTCTAACTTCTCGCGGTACTTTTGAAAGGACTCACCCTCTTTGCCGCTATACCATTTGGGCTGTTTTTCTAGCATGGCTGGGTTTCCATCAGGAAATATGTACGTGTAACCGTTCAATAATTCCGCTAAATCTCGTAATGCCCTTACATAGTTAACACGCTCTTGAATGTTTCTTCTCTCAATCGCCTCACGGTTAACTCTCCAACCCCTAGACCAACAATCACTAAAGATGTAAGGCATTGGGTTCTCTTGCTCAAAGAAGGTTTGTATGACAGCTGGGTTAGTCTTACTCATAAACTCTAAAAGCCAATCGAACAACCTGACACACCAATAGGAGTCATCAGCACCATAATGCAACACTTCTTCACCTGTTAGCATACCCATGTGAGCCTTACCTTGTAGGCAGTCCTCAAACGAGTCTTGCTTGTAACCAAACAAACGCTCGGTACAGACTTTTAAACCATAACCGTAATTCATAGACCGTACATAACCGTTGTAACTATGATCGGCTTTGGAGTCTTTAGATACGACCTTGTTAACCACCTCGAACTGCTCAGCACTAAGCGGCACTTTAGGGTCAAATCCTTTAAAATGCTTCTTTATTTCAGGCACCAGTTTAGCTATCTCACCAAGATTTCGCTGCTTAAAAGCCGCAATATCATACTGGTCATCGTTGTAAGCTGACACGGCCATTTGAAGCGTATCGATATAGTTCTTGCCAAGGTCAATACCCCAATCCGCAAGCACCATAGTTCTTTCAAACGTATAGTTATGGATAATTAAAGTGGCATTGTCTCGTAACTCTTCTATAAAACATTTGGTGAGCGCAAAAGGTATTCTGTTTTCTACGTCAAAATGCTTAGTGTTCACGTAGTAAACAATATCTTCGCCTTTTATGTAGAACGAGAACCCTGTGACGTTAGTTCTAGGAATGTCGAACATTAACTTAGTGGGTTTTTTGTAGCGTAGGCTATGAGCATCTACGTTCATTAGCCGATTGAGTCCATCGTGACGCTGGCTATCCTCAGTCTCAATATCAAAACCTACGAAAGCTTTACCCTGCTGTTCTTTGATACGGTCAAGAGCGATACTCAGATATTCCATATTTCTAGCGTCAACTAGCTGTTCAACCAACCCTGTGTATTCGTTAATTTTGCTTATCATCGTCAATCCAAATTGTAATTGAGTGGGGAGTCCCCACTCAGCACTTAAATTTCTAGCATGAACATGTCATTAAGAAGCTCACCACCTTTTTTGGTGTCTCCGTCACCCATCGTAAAGCTACTTGCAAACACGTCTATAGGGATAGGCATAAACCCAATGATGGTGTAGTAAGCGCGTAGCAAATCGATGTTGTCTAAGGTGACTTGCGAGAGGGTTTTTGACAGCCCCAAAGCATCCGGCATACCTTCAAGGTGAGCGGGGCTTAATTGGATAGCATCGTCTTCTAACAAATCTACCCAGCTATCACGCTGCGTAGGCGTAAGTTTCTCGAAGGATTTCAACCCAAAACGAGGCAATCCTTTTATGTTATCCGCACTATCGCCTACTAAAGTCTTAGCTAAGCGCATGTCGGATGCTGAGTAGCCTGAAAACTTAGGTGCCATGTACTCTAAAGTGACGTTATTGCTAACTAACTGCCTGAAGTCTTGGTCGTTAGAGTTGATTTCTATCTTCTGACCGGCATCGCGTAACGCTACAATCTGAGCGATAACATCATCACCCTCAAAGCCGTCTACGCGTATCTGCAAACAATTACTGTGATTGAGCAATGTTCTGAAGTTGTTCATAAATTCGTAAAAGCTATCTGGCGTACCTGTGCCCTCAGCTTTCTTTTTATAGTCGGGAAAGATTTCTCGACGGACTTTGTTGCCGTCTTTACCATCCCACACCCATATAATTTGTAGGTCGGGGGAGTCCATGCAAGCAATATTGTACAAAGACTTGGTGACCGTTACACCCTCAGCCTCAACTAACCGGCGCAACACGTTGTTGCCATCAATACATTCTATTTTCATCGTCAATTTCCGTAGTCAAAAAAGGGGCTTAAAAGCCCCTATGAGTAATATTCGTAGTGTTTAAAGGTACTAGCTGACTACTTCTTGGTCTTCAGCTACACCGATCAAAGCAAAAGCCAACACGCCCCAAGGCTTGCGACCTTTCATAAGAACTTTTTCGTTAGATACTTGTACCAGTATCTTCTTTCCAACTAATCCACATTGACCTACTTTTTGGTCAAGGTCAGCAAAGTTGTTCCAACCAGTACGCGGCGTAGAATGTCCGAACTTAGTGCCTTTTTCAAATAACACTTCGCCATCAAAGCCTGTTACATCTTCTTCAGCAATCAATATGATTTGCGCTGAATCGTAAGGGTACTTTCGGCCTTTTTGAGTAGCCTGAGTGTAAGCCTCAACAATTGATAGACCCCAAGGGCGACCATCTGAACCTTTTTCGCCTTTATCATCGACAGTACTGACGTATTGCACTTCAACATCACCTGTAGGAGATACCGACTCAATTTGAACAGTTTTGATTTTGTTGACACCATCACCTTTACTATAAACGATGGAGGCTTTGAACGGCTTTAATACGTCATCGCACTCTTTAGCGGTTAAGCCCATACCTGATGGTTGTAACCACGTATCGACACCTAGCGTTGTCTTTGTAGCGTTACCTAGCTCTTGACTTGGCGCTGCGCCGCCCATTAATAAGGCTCTTAGCTCAGCGGGTAAAGAATCCATATCTATACCAGCCATCTCGTTAGTATTATCTTTAGTAACGAGCGCATGGCTATTATCATTTGACACTTCAGCAATCTTTTGCTCGATAACGTTTTTAGAGTCATCGTTTACAATGATGCCAGCAGTGTTTTGATTTTTAGCGTTTTGGATTATTTCGTTGATGTTATTGTTCATTGTTTAATGTCTCATTCGTCATATTTAGATTTTAAGTTGGGTTTGATTTTTAGCATTGTTTTCTCAATGGTTTCATACCCTTTGCCGGTATGGAAACTAACCTTATCAAGAGTCCAAAGATGTGTCAACACTATCTCTGATTTCTTTAATAAAAGTTTCTAGGTTTTCCAAAAGAGCCAAACGTACTGGTTGTTTGTCCTCTTCTGGCGAAGCTCTAAACTGCTTCTCCATCACCGCTATCATCATAGATATGTTAGCTTTATCGGACTTTGAAGTAATCTGTGAGTCAGTCTTAATTACCTGTAAAAGTGAACTAATAACTAACAACGCTACCAATGAGTCGTCAGTATCTATATCTGTGAGCTTTAGCTCAAACGCTTCAAAGTTTTTTAGTTTTGAAAGGGCAGTCATTAATTAATCCTCGTTATACTGCATTTAATATGGCATCAATGATTTCTACATCGACACCCTCTTCCACCATTAGTCGGTTTCTGGATTTTTCTTTTAGCTTCTTAGCAATATAAATATCTAAGCCGCCCCGATATACGAAAACGTATATTCGTAGTGGACGCTCTCTAACGCCCCTCATGGCTCTTCTATAGTTCTGGATAAACGTAGAGTCCTGCCAATCTAAACTATTGAACACCATGTCATCTACGTGGCCCCAATTGAATCCTATGCCTGCTACAGCTGGGGAACAAATCATGATTTGCATCTGTCCACCTGTAAATTGATAATCCATCACACCCCTATCAGTGGTTTCCCGCGAGTTCATAATTCCATGCGTCATCCCCCGCTTCTTACACATTTCCGCAACCTTGTAATGGTTATCCACAGCCTTATCGAAGATAATTAACGGTCGGCCTGTTTCTTTGTGGTCATCTAACAAGTTTTCTAGGTGCGCCTCTTTTGAGTCCGTAGGATGGCAGGGTAAACCATGCTTTTCGGGAGTCTGCATAATCGAAAAGCAATGAGCTATCGCAACGGCGGCGTTATCTGCTTCAAGATAATCGTCACCTAGCATAGAAATCTGCCTGTTTTCCATGTCCTTGTAAGCCTTATATTGACTAGGACTCATCGTACACATTTGAATAAACATGTCCTTTTTCTCTTTTCCGTATACTTCTTCAAATGTCACCCGACAAGAGTGTTTATCTAGTATTTTTTGCAACCTCCCGTGATTCTTCCAATGAAACGGGTTGCCGTACTCATCTCGAAGGCTGTGCCACTGCATAAAAGCTTCATAAGTAGGGTAATAGCTAGGATTAACCGCGTTAATAAATGAGTAAGCTGAGTTTAGCCTCCCTGAAATCATAGTGCCGGTCATCGATAATAGCGCCCCCCCGCGCTTTAAAAACTGGTAAAACTCTAGTGTTCTCATAGCCCCAACGTACTTGCGCTGGTGAAAGTTGTATTGGCAATGGGTAGAGAAACCTAAGTGATGCTCGTCTACTGCTAAATGATATGTATCTGGAAACTGTTCAACAATTTTATTCCAGTTATTTGCAAAGCATTGATAGCCCATAATAAAAACACGCGTGGTTTTGTTAGCTAATTGCTTGGCTCTTTGACCGATACTGCCATCTAGTATTATTACTTCGTCGGGGGTCAAATTTGACCACAAGAGTAACTCGAAGTAGTTTTTTACTAGTAAAGACTTAGGCATTACCCAGATAACACGTTTATCTTGCGATTGAGCGTAAATCCAAAGTGCTGCTGTTGGGGACTTTCCGGTCCCTGCTTCACTTAAATCACCGGCTCGGTGGTTGCTTAATAAAAATGATAGATGCTTGTTCTGGTAATCCCTAAGCTGAAGCTTCTCTCTGTTTTGCATTATCCTGTTAAAATCAAACTCAGGATTGTATCTCGGTTGATTCGGTATTTTTATAGTCAATTAGATTAGCCTGTAACATTAAAAGCCCTAATATTTGATTCAAAGCTTGTTGGTTATTTTCTGGTGTTAACGTTAACGCCTTGGCTAACTTTTCCTGCAAATCTGGAAAAATATCGTTAATCGGGGCGTTAACAATCTTCATTACTTTAAACATAAATATTACGTCAACCTTTTCTTTACAACGTAATTTTTTAGATAACGATGGCTGCTTTATGCCCAATTCTTTACATATATCGGACTGTGTAAAACCACTGTCTGATATAGCTACTCGTAATGCGGTCATGTTTACGTTGGACACACTTTCTCCTAGTTAGTAATAGATTCTAATTGAAGGGTACTCTTGCAATGCTCTGCAATTAAATAGGAACCAATATGCTCTAATGGCAATGAAATCATATCTTTTAAGGATATTAACGATTCTAGCTGTGTTTGAATAACTTCTACCGAAGGCGTTAATACTAGCTGCTCGGTACAGCTAATAATTAAGGTTCTAGGACACGTTTTATTTAGGTCATGTAGCCTTCTTACATCCAATGTATTCTCAGCTTTGACATCCATTAAGACCAAAGGCTGTATATTTGTTAGCGTAAGCTTTCTAGCCATAGCTTGATTTGAGTCTACCCAAAAAGGCTTTACACCTGTATGTAACGGTGACGCTAATCGCTCTAAGCAGCTAAACCATTCGGTTGAATTTTCTATTGAGTTTTGGTCAAAAGAATACGTCCTACCGTTAGGCAAAGGCAGCATAGCTCTGACTAAAGGATCGTTTATAATTCTGCAAAACGAATCCCAAACCTTTTTGCTAAGCACACGCTGGGCTAAGTACATATTAATTTGGTGGGGGCATTGGTTTTTTAAGTGTTTGACGCTCAGATTTGAACGGCTATTTTTTAGTCCTAAAAACTCCCAACCATAGGGGCACAGGTCTTGAAATAAGTAGGTAATACCTTGATCGCTTGTATGTAACCCATACGAAGGCAACTGTCTTGTTTGATTCATCATCGTCAATTCCAAATTTTAAAAGTTTGCTGTGAGTATCTTGTTTAAGTCTGTTTTAAACCAAACCGAAAGTTTTAATAACTCAGTTAATGTAATTTCTCGCTTCCCAGCCAATAAAGCCTTCCAGCCTCCGGTAGTAACGCCTAAATGTTCTATTAAACGCTGGGTAGTCCCATCATTATATGTAAAATGCACGTAAGAATCGAGTGTCATCCCAATTTTTACGTGAATATCGCTTAATTGATGCTTAATGCCTCTTTTCCTTGGTTTGAGCTTCTTGCTCTTTTAGCTTGTCCCTGACTTCAATTACCCCATCAAGTTGTTCTTTAGCAAATACCCCACTGTGCTCTTCATTTAGTTCCAACATCACGTCTAAAAGCTCTTGTGCAAGCGCCAAGGTGGGTGTTTTACCTAAGCGTTTAGTTAGAACCATTACACCCTCTAATTTAGTTATAGTCATCAATTTACCTCAAATATCGACGCAATATGAAGCGTCGGCCTTGCCTTGTTAATTATAGGGGTTAATACTTCAGGATTAAGATTATATGATTTACAGAAATACTCACAATAAGTTTTTCGCAACGCATAATAATCCTCGTATTTCTTAGGATTTAAAGCCTCTTTTTTTCTAGGGCCATACTCGCCTTCCATAGCTAAGTAAACGTGCTCTGGCAAGTGCCACAGGTGACTCGGCTGCCAATAAAAAGGATTGCAGCTGTGACTCCATTCGTCCGATAATTTACCTGCCCTACCTATAGGGAACGTGGGGTAAGTGACCAGTAGATAGTCAGGAAATATCAAAGCCCACGCTGCCGTAGCACACGAAAGCTCTATGTTTAGTCCATCTACATACAACCGAACCGAACGCTGCTTACAAGTCATCTCACCCCACCGCTTTGCTACTATAAAGTCTGCTCTGGCTTGAGCAATAGCAACATTCCAATTAACGCCTGAATGATGCGTTTGATAGTGCTCTAACAGGGCTTTGTACAGTGGCCTAATAAAAGGCGCGTGATACTCTCTTGACCACTGCTGCACACTAGTACGTAGACGGAACTTTTGCTCTTTGTTCATGGCTTTTTATTGCGCTGTGTGTGTCTCCACCACTGCTCTTGTGAGGTTTGCAAAGATATAATTACACCTAAATAAATCCGAGATTTATTAAATTTATAGTTCATCCAATTTATATGGTCTTGTGCAGTTTGCGTAGTGACTATCATATTGTTTTCCTAAAAATAACAAGCGGTTTATTAATGATGTGCTTGCGCTCTCTAAGTGAGCGAACCCAAGCAGTGCCTGTGTGCTGCATCAACCTGTTAAATTGGTCTACCTTCCAATATGAGCCAAGCGTAAAGTACTGCGCCCCCTTGGGGGGTAAGCCTTTTCTTTCTTGGGCAGTGGTAGGTTGATTTAACTTGTTGACGTGGGCCACAGCGATTTTCAAGGTCGATTTTAAATCCTGGAACTCTTTAGTTAACTGCACCATTTTGAGTTGGCAGTCTGCTACCTGTTGCAAGGCTCCATAGAACTGAGTTAGCTCAGGCATTGAACTTCCCTAAAAAAGACAAAGCTTGGTGCTTGAAGAAATGCACATCCTCGCTATTAATAATAATGTGGTCGATAAGCGTTAGATGGACACCTGACTCGGATGAATGCTCTCTTACATCCGGTACATTAGGTCGATGTATCTGAATAATTACACCACCTTGCGCCTTGATAGCGTAAGCCTCGCTGTCGAAACGAACATCAGTAACAAAGTGGTGGGGAGTCCCCACTGACTTTTGTATCTGGGCCATTAAAACAATGGCCCAAAAATCAGTGTATAGCACTCTACCTATCTCGGTGCCCATATACTGCATGACTTCTCGCGGCATTACCTGTCCTCGCAACTCGAACATTTTAAACGCGGCTAAAAAATGCTTAATCACTAACTCAGGACATAAACCCACCGCCTTTGCTAGAATATGCAATCGAGCATTTAAACGACTATGCCCTATCTTTGAACCATTGGTGGGAACTAGTTTATCTTTTAAATAACCGTTTAAATGCCTCTCTTTCCAATCAAAGTACAAAGCGCACAACACTTTAATCTCATCAGCAAAAGCAAAACGTTTAGCATTAGGGTAGGTGGGCGCTAGAAGCTTGAACAATGTGTCTTTCCCCACACCCGCCTTACCTGTAATTCCTACTATCATTACAGGCGCTCCAATAAACTTCGGTCAATAATCTCGCTTCGTAACGCAACGACCTCTGGGGTCTGGTAGTATTCACGTTTAACCGAAACCCTAGACCCGTTTTGGACTATTACCACGTAGACTTTACTGGGACTGTTAACAAGTCGGACGTACTCGTTTTGTTCAAAATGATTTCTCATCGTCAATTCCTAATTGTAGTTAATTACTAAAATAATACGCTTAACGTATTGAGTTGGTGACTTTGTGGAGTCGAACCACGTTTCACGCATAGACCTCTTCAAACCGTCGCTTGAACTAAGTCACCAACTCAATAAGCCCTACACTTTCGCAAGTAGGCGCGGCCTGTTCGTCAACAAGCACCATCGGGGTTAAAAGATAAGAGACTAACTTAAACGTCAGTCTCTGGCTTGACCTCTAATCGCTTCATTCGAGCAAAGTGATAATTAACTAGTGTAGCTATTTCTATCATCCCCCCTGTAATTTTACTTCCATGCTCACGTCTTACCGTGGCGACGGAAAGTTGGAAACTGTACGCCTCAAAAGAGCTACGAGAGTCGCCATACAAGTCCATTTCTTCCGCTTCAGTCATGCGAAATCCTCCGCTAGTGTCACTTGACCTGTTTCGTCTACGACAGCTTCACGGCGTAAAATGTACTCGCCCAGCGGTATCGAATAGATACAAAGGCTAAGTAATGAAGAGAAGTTTTTTGAGGGCACCCATACATATGATTGTTTCATCGTCAATTCCAATTTTTTAATCTAAGAAGCCAGCAATAGCTGACCTGTCGTTGTCTGATAAGCCTAGAGCTTCAAGGTAAACAACATCTTTAAGAGCATAATACATATCTGCTGCCCAAGAAGAAAGCAGATGTTGTCCCATAGAATCTGCAAATGCCGCCAGATGATTGTGCCACAAAATCTGACACGCCACACTTAATGCCGCCACACTCATAGACCCTTGAAAATAGTTAGACGCGACACTTACGTCAACTATTTCAGTCTTGGAGCCAAACACAAACAACATTGTTTTTTGCTCTTCGCTACGACCAACCAAATAGCAATCTGCCATGCCATAGCCAGAAGGGTTTTTGTCGTCACGAAACTGGTCCATGAGATTACAAGTCTTCATGTCCAGTCCTATTAGTCGAGGGTACTTTTCCATTAGAGGCATAAACGTGTTATGCACTTCTTCTGAAGGGATAAGTTCTACATATTTACAATACAGTTCGTCTTTTGTATAAAAAGTCATCGTCAATTCCAAGTTGTTTTGGGTGAGCTATAAAAAAGCCAGCACCATAAATCCAATTAATAAAATATAAGCACAGCTGACAGCTGTATCTTTTACACCTTTTTCATAACCTTGGTTGTACAAGGCTAATTCTTTCTCCTTCTGCTGGTCGGTAATCAACAGCTACCCCCGTTAGACTCCATTGAGTCGTTGTAATCTGACCTGAGTTGGTCAATCGTATTTTCGTGCTGTAAAATCACACGAAGCAAATTACTCTCTACTACTTTATGGTGGCTGTTAATCAGTGTCTCAAGTTTTAGCACTTGGCTTTTAAGCTGAGCGTTTAACTCGCCCTTTTCGTTTCTAGCAAGGATTAACTTCCTGTTTTCTTCTTCAAGTTTCTCGATTCTATTAGCTGCATTGAGAAACACATATCCTAATTGCACTGCACCGCCTAGTCTGTGTAATTTGGTTTGTTTTCTGAGCATTTGCACTAGGTCACTCATGCGGCTAACTCCGTAAACGCACCATACCGCTCAAAAAGCTGGTAGGCGTGTTCTTCTGTGAAATCGTGCCCTGTGGGGCTGGCAATCCAACCAAACCCACACAACTGCGACGGATTGAAACCTTTCAGTATCTTTTGATGCTCATGGTTTAAGAACTCGATTAGCTCTGACTGAAGGTAGGGCTTATCAGAGATAGCAATCTTAGACTTAGTGTAATTTTCAGTACCATTAATACCAAAAGCAGCCATATAAATTGACCAGTTGAACTTGGTTAACGTAAGGGTGTGGTGAATTGCTTGCGTGACCATCACCTCGTCCCCGTTTAGCTTCAACAACCGGCACACACCGCCTTGGTTATTCACATTAATAATGCAATAACCTGACAGTACCCTTTCAGCTTTGAGAATAGCAACCCGCAACGGGTTGTACTTTTTATTACGCGCTTTCATAAATTTTCCTTAAACCAAGGGCATTTTTGCATAGGCTTGCTAATAACAATCTGGCAGTGATGACTTGAGAACTGCGTTCTATACGCGCACTCAAGACACCGATTTTTTTCTGTCCAGTATCTCTGGGACTGATGCTTTACGAGAGTTGTTTGCATAACGTACCCTCTGCTCTAAACTTCTGCTTTAGCCGGTTAACACCTATGCTGTGCATAGTTACCGCCTCTACAACAGTGCTAGGCGCACACTGGTAATGTTTGGCAATGTGCTTGACCAACAAACCCTGCTGGATCATCTGAGCCACATCAGGCATACGCGCCTTCCACTTTTGATGGAAATTTATAGGCAAATTCATGTCCGTACCCTTCTTACGGCGAAACCAAGCTGTAAAATAATTCATGAATATGTCCTTGGTGAATCGGTGGAAGACAAGCCCATTCGCATAATCAACCGCTTAATACTCACTAGGCTTTTTTTAGGATACGCGGCAACCACATCTGCAAAAGTTCCTTCACGACGCAGCTTGAAGATATGCACCTTCTCTTCTTCTGTGAACGCGTACTTGGGCCTCATACTTTAATACCCGCTTCACAATCTTTGATGAAGCGCCTATAAGCAGCCGTGGCTTTTAGGTTTTTGGTCTGTCCTACCATGAACCTGACCTGAGTTGCCGCTGTGATAATGGCTCCAATATGATATTCCTTGTGAATATTTATAAAATCAGAGCTAAGAAACTCAAAGACGTCATCGTTCAAGTAGCCTTCTCTACGCAACCTTATAATCCTACCCAATACTTCAGGGTGTTTTTTTAGCAATCGCAAGCCAAGTGCGGCGTTAGTGCCTTTAGTCATGTCGCTCAAAAGTAGCCGGGAGTTTTTAAGAGCCACAGGTGCTTCATGCAACGTCACAGGTAACTCAATAAGCGGTAAAACCGTAGGCTCGACTATCGCTTGTAATTCAGCTTCAAATGCAGCGTCCCTAGACGCTGGTAAGTTCTTAATTAATTCGAGGATTTGCTTTTGCTGCTCGTCTAAAGAGAAAAGTCTATCTAATATTTGTTCTGCTAATGTCATCGTCAATTCCTAGTTTTTGAGTGGTGTTAATTTAAGCAATATTTATTTTGTCAGCTATACGCGCTTTGTTAATATGTTGGATACTATGAGTCATACGGGGGCCATAATCCGCTTTGAACTTCTCAATCCAAGAATGTAGCTCGTCAAAACTAAAAGCTTTGACAATTTCTTGGGTTTTCATCCCATTAAAATTAGTAAACAACACTAAAAAAAGCTGAGTGCTACCTTTATTTTCACGCGTGGATTTTCTACCAACAGCAGGAGTGGTGTGATTTAGTTTCATCGTCAATTCCTAGTTTTTGAGTGGGGACTCCCCACTCAGTTAGTTAATTATACAGGTAAATAGTCGCGTCTTGTACGGATACTGGCAGTGACATGGCGCGGCTTATAGACCACGGCTGGCTTGGGCTTGTACCAGTTCGCGGTACTTGACAATCCAGCACCCGTCACTGGCGCTGCCACCGTTTTTTTGGCTCTATTAAACTCAGCCACAAAAATGTCTTGTGGCTGACCACAAAGCGCCTGACACACGCCGTTGAAAAACAAATTACATCCTTCTTTCTTAGAACATTTACTCATTATAATTTTCCTTCGTATATATCGTTAATATCTTGCAAATAATCATCCGCGCCAACTACCGCTAGGTCGAGCTTTTGGTCTATGAAATAGTTAGCAAATGCCTCTGGGTCTGACGCAATAAAGTCAACGAGTTCGGCATAGGGTAATTTGTCACACGTAACACCCGTTATAATTGGATATTCGAAACGCATCAGCTCGCGCCTCGCATCAGCGTTGAGCATAAAATACCAATCAGAATCTGAAAGGTTCTGGTACAGGTCGGTTTTCTCGTCATAAGTCAAGTCATCTATGCTCAACCCTGTTTCTAACGCAGGGTCTTTTTGCAGCAACGCAGGGCAAATACCTTTAACATCCTCAGTCTTGCTTTTCTGTTTAGAAGAGAAAAAACCATCGTAATCGTAATCTTCATAATCGTCGTACCTGTACCCAGAGTTTTTGTGTAATCCTGAGCTGCTTTTGGAGCGACTGTAACCACCACCATAACCCCCATAGTTACCCCAACCTGTGTCACCTAAATCAGTGACTTTTCGGGATACAACCAACGAGCCATAATCTAGCTTAGCCATCTGCTTAGCTAATATCTCAATGTAAAGCATGTCTTGAATCTCATCACTGGAATGCTGAAATAAATAGCCAGCGGCTATGTTAATTCCCTCTTTGATTAGGTTATTAAAATTCCCAAGGTCAGTAATAATTCCTCCATCCGAATGCTCGTGCTTCATGCCGATTGCATCCGCTAGTGTTTTTGTAAATCCACGGCTGGCGCACTTACCTGTACTTTGCTCAGCGATAAGCTCGAAGGTGTCTGCTCGGTCAACTTCTAGCGCAATATCGAACTTTTCTAAGAACTCAGGGTGATTTTTTACGATGTAGTTTGCACCAAGGCATCCAATTTCTTCTGCTTTGGTTAGTAAAAAACAGCCCGATACTCCGTTAGCCATCAAATACAACATTACAGCGATAGCCGAGCCGTCATCAGCGCCAAGCACACCCATAGAAGCATCAGCCCCTTTGAGACTTGCATAGTGAGCATGGTCTAGCGTCATAAAGTTATCTTTGTCGATAATTACTTTCTGGTATTTCTTGAGATTACTGGCACTACTGACCGTATCTAAGTGGCCTACGTGCAGCACTCGCTCCATTTGCGGGCCTTTTATTTGCACGTAATAGTTACCAAAGGCATCGTTGGTGAACTCAAGGCCAAGCTTCTTGAACGCTGGCTCAAGCCAGTTTTTAAGGAAATTCTTTTCGCCAACACTGTTATGGCCTCGGATATGGCGGCATATCTGTGGCAATATCACACTGGGTAAAAAAGCGTCCGTGTTGTGAAATACCTTGGATTCGTTAGCAATCAATTTTAATTCTGTTTTAAATGTCATCGTCAATTTTCCTATGCTGCAATCGTGTCAGCTATTAATTCTTCAAGTTCTCGTGTGCCCATTTCTTGACCGTATATGATGCCAAGGTCATTATCTATCGGGACATAGCAACTGCTATATGCGACAAAGAAAAGTATCACTTCGTCACGTAACACCCAATCGTGAAAGATAGTTTGTACGTACAAGTTTTTCTCTACGTGATAATGCGTAATGCCATCCCCCGTATTTGAGCGGTGTAGTATGTCGCCGTCTACTACAAAGTCGTTTAGCGCAATATTGAACGTCAAATCGTAGTTACTGGCCCTGATTACGCCATACTCAAGGCTATAAACGTAGTCGCTATACTTATCGGGCTTAGGTCTGTCGTTACGCACATACTTAGCATTGCTACAAGTAGTCACTTCCCTGCCATCGAAGCTGGGCGTGACCCCAAAACTGCGATTGGTATTACCCATTACCAGTAAATCTTTGCGATTCTTGAGGGACGAAAACTCGCGGCCTACATGAATATCGAACCATCTAGGACTAGGATTATCTATCCACGAAACCGCATTTTTCTCTTCAGAATCTGAGGTTAGTTGGTCAGCAAAAAACAAAATCAATTCGTTTTCGTCATCATATACCGCCTTAAATACCCCGCCTTGCACTCCTTCTCTAGTGTTAAACGCTTGACTTAGCGAATCACGACTGAACTTTTCGTGACCATAGTAACGAGATAGACCCGTGACCTTACCTAGCTCGTCCATCTTGACTAAACAACGACCCACAAAGGGGTACTGGCCGTCCTCCCACTCGCTGTGATGAGTGTTGGATAGTAAAGCCAATCGGACATTTGGCGACTTGTTTAATGTTCGCAATGGGTGGTAATAGGTGCCATTGACCTTGCGATGGTAGTGTGAGTTTTTACGACTCAAACAGGTATCTAAGTCACGCACTTGAGACAAAGATTTGTAATGTTGGTCGATGTTAACGTCTGTGAAATACACAAAAGCATTTTTTGATTGTGCTTTGAATTTGTTGACAAAGTACTTGATCAACTCGCTTTGGGGCATACCCTCAGTTTTTAATGCTTCTACCTCGTGATAGCTGCGAATATACGTATCGCCATCGAATTGAAGATTGAGCATCAGGCCGTCGTCAAAGTCACCAAGTACTCGACCAAGGCTGACACCTCGCTTTGAGCGTTTTTGCAGGTACAGGCCGTCCTGACGGTCAAAATCAACGCTATAAGTGAACCGATACTCACCATCCTCTTCTGAGTGGGGACTCCCCACTATATTGAAGTCATAACAACAGTTTCCAGCTGAATCCATAAACGCTCGGAGCCGCTTCATCTGAGAAGGATCGCCTTGACGTAGCGATACCTCCAAATACTTTTCTGCGTAACGCTGGGCAGCATTCATAGCTGCGTTCTTCGTCAACGAAAGTATTTCTATAGGTGCTAGATTTAAATCATCCATAGACTTCAAAACTGAAGCCTGTAATTGGTTAAAGGTCTTACTTGTATAACTCATCGTCAATTTTCCTATGCTGCTTTTTCTGTAAATTCACCAAACTCGTACTCGTACGAATCATTGGCCTCTAACCACTCGATTACATCTTCTGAATAGATATAATCATTGGTGGGTGTGGAAATGGCGCTATCGCCGTCAAGATGGGCACCTCTAAACTCAGAAAACACCGCGTTTTTAGACCATTCCTTATCACCGTAAATATCAACAACCTGAACGTAGCCGTGATACTCCATAAAGTTATCTTCTTCGTGGTCTAAGTAATAGTCATCTTCTTCTGAGCAATAACTAAGAATATCGCCATGCAAATCCTTTCGATACCACCGGTCGTGGTAATCAGAGCGAATTGCCCTATCTATGCGAATGTTATCGCCGCTGTCATCGCATTGGACATACTCGTTACCTTCGTCATCTTCGTGCATTATCTCGCCTGTTACTAAGTGAACTACATCGTCCTCGTGTATATAGCTGTCTGAATAGTCGGAATAAACCACTTCGTCCTCTGGATACGACTCGTCACGGCTTGGTACATATATCAGGACCACACCCTTTGATAAATCAGTCCATGACCGCTGCGCGTCGTCTACGTCCACTAAACGGCATACTTTGCGGCCTTGGTCACTGGCCTCTCCATGAAAATACTGCTCATTACCACAATACTCAGGCTCACCAATAAAAAGGTACTTTTTACCTTTTTCCAACCACATTTGCTGGTCGATTAAGTGCATACAATTATTGTCCTGCAATTCAGTCAAGTCAGCTAGCCAATGCAATCTATTTGATTGAGGGTCACGATGGGGCTGATGGCATACATCGATATATGGCACCATCAACTCGTTATCGTGGTTAGTGATAACGTTCAGCAAACCGCCGTAAAGCGTGTTGTCGATACCACTGTCATTGAGTTGGTCAATGATGAACCTTTTTTGAGATTCGTTGCCGTAAAACGAGGAACGTCCGACAAACTTGCCCTCAAGGTTATGCAAGAAAAACATGCGACCCGCAAAACTATAATGGTCCTCAGAAAAAGTCGCATCGGGCCTAATCATTAGACCTAATGCCATATTTGGGCTTTGTTCATAACAATCGATAGGGTGACCACCACCCATCTCATATTGTTCGTCAGGCTTTGACATGCAAGAGGTCGTATTTTTAGTTTTTGCAAACGTTTGATAGTGATGCTTGAGCTTACTTTTAGTCATCACAAATATATTGGAACTTACCAACTGGTTAATCTCAGCAATAAAGTCCTTGACCGTTTGGTCTTGGTTGCGAAATATACCGCACAAGCCATCACTGAAATCAGACACTACTTTAGAAATGGGCACACGACCCTTGTGCATTAACTTACTGCCCACAGACCGCTCAGCAGGCATGTCACCCGTGACCATATAGTTGACCCAAATCTCGTTGATATTACTCACCATATAAGGGGTATCTTGATGAATACTTAGGTGTAATCTAAAATCCATGCTGCTGCCCTCACCCAAGATACGACCCTTTTTACGCTCACCTATAGGGTGGGCAGCCAACTTTCTCAAAGCTACCTGTACTTTGGATTGTAACGCCTCTCTGTTTAATTCAGGCTTGAACACGGATCGGATTTGCAACCCGCCAACGCAATTGTTAATCGCATCGGCAACCAAAGGATGGCAATTGTCCATTTTATCTGCAAAGTGGGCTTGTACTTCGATTTTACTCATAGCAATAACAGTCATAATTATCTCTTCGTCAATTTAATTGGAGTGCAAGGCAAAAACCTTGCTGTTTGTTCACATCGTCAATTTGATAGGTGTCACACTATTAGGTGTCACACTGTTTTCTCATCGTCAATTTTACAGGTGTCACACCGTTTTATTGGTCATCAATTTTACAGGTGTCACACCGTTTTATTGGTGGGGAGTCCCCACCGATTCTAAGCTAAAGCCGCGTCTATTTTAGCCACACACACTTGCCAGTATGGAGCTGTCACAGGCTTTAGATGGTGAAACTCGAAGTAAGCCTGAGCTTCTTCTTCAGTTTCTTCAGGCGGGGCATAACGGTCATATTCTCGCTGGATTTCACACTCATGCGCCTCCATTAAGTCGAAGGCTTCTTCCCGTGAAATATCACAAAGACCGCGTGACATTTCATCAATGTGAATAGCCCACGAACAGGTGTTTTGACCCAGCACAGAGTGATAACCCATTTCAAAAGCATCGTAACTTGCCTCAAAATCACGGTTTGCATGATATTCAAGCCAACACTGCTCACGGGTCAGCATTTCACCTATCAGAACAGTCATAAACTATTCACCCAAGAAGCTAATTCTCGCTGAGTGTCGAACGTAGCGACCGCCATTAGTTGAACACCTGAGGACAGGTTAGATTTGATACCGAAGTATTTTTCATCGTCAATTTCCAATTTTCAAGTTAATTTAAGTTTTGAGTGGGGACTCCCCACTCGCTCGCTGTTAAGCTAAGAGGCACATAAGGTGGGTATGCCTCAATACTAGGGCGTTATGCTCTTGAACAAGCTGCTGGCGGCCTAGAAAGTCAGCCTTTAGCTCGTCGTTTAGCATTACAATGTAAAGCTTTTCGAAATCAGTGTTACGCAACAACGTCACTTTATATTGAGTCGGAACAAACACCGCGCCCAACTCCCTAAATGTAGGAATGATGGCGAAACCCTTGCCATCGTTCTTAAATCCAATGATGTTACCCACCGCATCGTCTAAATCGCTTGTAATAACCTCACAGTGAGGTGTTATGGGCTTTTTATTGAGAATACGACACGTCGTATTAAGGAAGGATAATAACGCCGTCAGCTCAGCCTCACGGCGTATGGAGGCAAGCAACAAATCGCCCAACGCAGCACGAACTCGCACCGCATTATTTATGCGATAATTATTTAGGCGATTACCCAATGTGAATACTTGAAGGCGAATCTCAGAAATCTCTTTCTGCGTCGCTCGTTGAGAGCATACAAATGTCGTGTTTGTCATCGTCAATTCCAATTGTTAGTGGGGAGTCCCCATCTATAAAATAGTAATCAGGTCTTAATCCCCGATTTACTGTGAGTATTATTCGATCAAAGAATAATATATTGCAAGCTTTTTAATACCTTCATACCCTACGGGCAAACTAAGCAGACACAATACCCGAAATACGAAAGCAAACATAGCAAGGTGACACGTTCGAGCATCAACCTAAGCATTGGTATATCTATAAAATTATATATCAACACCGAGCGATACAGGAGCAAAAGTCAAATCGCCCAGCAATGACGTTGGCGCGTTTGGACTCTTAGCTGTCGGATGTCGCCTGAGGACTTTCGTGCGGTCACGCTTAGGAACTAAATTGTAGGCTCTTTTTTTGATGGCTCTTTTTTAGATCACACTCATATTTCTAATTAATACATAATGTTTTTAATAAGAAAAATGTCTGCTATTTTTGATTCTGTACACTTTATTCTTCTCAAGACCCGACATATGACGGCATAAAGCGATAGTGGCTACTAACCTACTAATTTACCCTAGCCCGCAAAGCTATAGATTAATAGGGGCTTTTCGTGCAATTTTTGTACTAATAGGAGTCCGTAACAGGGTTTTATTGCTACGGTAGCAGTCTTTTACTTGGACTTTTGCACGCTGAGCGCCCAATTTTTTGGCCTCTAATTGCGCTTTTAATGTACGGGCAGACGCATTTATAGATGCCAGTAATTGCATTTCTGAGGCAGATAACATCGTTTTGTTGACGCTAAACGTGTTGGCGATTATTGAAAATATGGACATTGTGGTAGACCCTTTTGTGAAGATTTAAGTAAAAAGTGAATGTTAGCGGTGAGCTTATTCATGTTAGCGGTGAGCAGTGCGCGTTGACTTTGGGGGTGAAATTGCACTGCGTTTTTATCCCCCCCGTCCACCTTAATCGCGCAAAAACAGGTGCTTAAAATATTTTTCACGCGCTTTTTTTCGCGCTATGAACATCTTTCTGCGAATTGTGACCCGTTTTTTGTACGATAAAGCAGCGTTAAGGGTAATTTTAATGACCATTAGGGCAAGCCAAAAGGTGATTAGTACAAGTATTACTAATACTATTGTTTCCATCGTCAATTCCAATTGTTAGTGCGGAGTCCGCACTGTTAGTTAATTAAATTAAGCGGTTAACGCTAGGTCTGTTTCCAAAATGCTCAAGCCACTGGCCTGACAAAATGCTACGGTCTTACCCTTAAAATTTTGAAGGTTTAATTCACCGGTCATAAACCTTGGTATCGCGTCTAGTTTGGGTATATCGATGTGTAGCCTCCCATCTTCATCTACTCTTTTTACAAGCCCTAACTCGGCTATGAGGGGGTAGATAACCCACTCGCTAGTGACATATTCATAATGCTCTTTAGCGTCGCCAGACATGGAAACGGCTATTCCATCTTCGGGAAAGTCCATATCACAGGTGAGCTTTTCACCTATCATGTCATAATAGTTGTTGTCGTTATCGCACTTCATAGGCAGGACAACGACGCATATCCCATCTTCATTGTCGTAGCTCCCTTTCAAGAACGTTGTGCTTTTGTGCAACTGGTACAACGCTGTACCCTTAGCTACAAGGCTTTTTAGTTTAAGGATTTGCTTAGCTTGTAAAGTAGACATTTTTATATTCCTAGTGGGGAGTCCCCACCGTTAGTTAATTAAATTTCCCGCGATATATAGGGCCAAAAATGCCCCAGTTTTTTTGTCTCGCGTTTTACTATTCCCAGCAAAATACACAGCTCACAGCAAGGCGCTCACTGTGAGCGCCTAGCGGTGGGCAGTAAATGGTACAAGGGGAGTCACGCGTCATGCGTCATGCGTCACGCGAGAACAAAACCCGCTTGTCAGCGGGTTCTGGATGGTTATTTGTTTTTACGATTGGGCAAATGCAATCATCATTTTTCTAACTTTTGCCTTTTGAACCGCATCAAAACTAGCATCGATGTAATCATTCATTAACAGCTCAATATTAGTTAAGACTTTATTGTTCACGGCTTCTAGCACTTCGGTCAATCGCTCACCTGTTAGCACTTCGGTTGGCGCTTCTAGTGGGGAGTCCCCACCTGTTAGCGGTAAAGCTTCGGCATCAATTAGCGACTGCTTAGCAGCTTCTATGGCGTTGGTCCGAGCATTCACAATGGCCAATGCGGCATCAAACTTAGCATTATCGTTAGCGATTAAAATCGCGTTGATATTCAGCGCATCGGCATGGTCGCGCTCTAAGTTTTCGGCTAATGCTAAGACTTCAGCAGGTAGCACTGGCGGTTGACCTTCAGCGCCTTCAAAACCGGCTAGCGTTGGGAACGAATTTAACAAAGTATTCCACTTAGCAGCGCGTTCGTAATCGCCATTCATAGCCGATAACTTTTTAATAAACGCGTCTTTTGTGCCGCCAGCAAGCAAGAATTTACCATAAGCAGTGAACTGAGCGGGTTTACATTCGCCAATATTCAAGTGACTTTTTGGTAAAAATTCCAACTCAACTAGCTTTTTTGTGAAGTCTTTCACAAAACCTTTAATCTGACTAAATCCATCACATTGAGAATCAATTTGAGCGATACCATTCGCGTCATTTCTTGCATCGATATGGTCAATAATTTGACCTATATCAACCAACCCATTACATACTAGGGTCACGGCAAAACCAACTTTATTGAACAGAATTTCTTTGTCCTTTTTTAGTAAAAATTCGAAGTTAGCTTTTACTGGATTTACTACGTTTACTGAATTTACTACGTTTGATGTGGTCATTTTTTTTGCCTTTTGGTGGGGAGTCCCCACCTGAGTTAATTAAAAGTAACAAGGTACATTTGTGCCTTGAACGGGTACATTTGCACCCCCTGCCAGACTCCTTATCCGACCCACATATATTAAGGGTATCGGCTAAAAAGGTCAACAGAAACAACACCTTAGTCTGGTTGTGCCCTCACTCCAGCTGAAAAAAATTAGGATTTTACGGAGGTAGAAGTTCATACCTCAAACCGAAAAGCTAGAGCCAAAAGCGAAAAGCGAAAAGCTATGAATATTTAATAATTTGAAAGGGAATTTGAAAGGGCCGGTCTATGTGTCATGGCGAAACTCGGGCAAAAGAAAACCCCCACTTCAAAGAAGTGAGGGCTTGATGTTCACGCCCACGCGAATGCCACGAATAGAATAAGCTTTAAAGGGTATGTTGCCTGATTTAACTCATCGTCATTTTTTTACTGCGTTTTGAACTCATCGTCATTTTTTTACTGCGTTCTGAACTCATCGTCTTTTTTTTACTATGTTCTGAACTCACCGTCGGGCGGGAGTTTCTGCCTATTTTTAAAATCTGTCAATATAAAAAACAGTCCCCATTAAACTAACGTCCATTATACTAAAGTATAAAACGCTATAACTATTTTTAAGCGCATATAACCACCCCATAATACTGTACGATTATACGTCGATTTGCTGCTGCTCCTACCACAGAGATGAAGCCGAACATTGCCGCAAGATGCCTCATTCTCATAATAAATTCCTGCTCGTCTACTCCCGCGCCACAATTCATATCTTTCACGAACACGCTGTACTTTGTATAAATATATTTTAGTGATGTGGGTTTTAAGGCTGTCAGTTCTTGGGTCAATTCATCTTTTTCGAGGCTTTTTAGCCAAGACAGATTGTGAGTGGTACACGCTGTTTCTATAAAATACCTAACGTTGTTATTCATACGAGCGATACCTCCTTCTAAGTCATTAGGCGCTAGGTCAAAACTGCGCTGCTCGTTTAATTGGGTGATTGCTTTACTAGCCCAATTTACAATTTGCTCTTTTTCAGCTGAGGCTATCTTTGAGCCTAAATCTAGTACGCGTAGGTGTGGCTTAACTACGTTGTCGAATTGTATAATCAACCATCTGCGGCTAAAGCCCTCTGTGGGGTCTTTGGATTTAGGTAAGTGGTTGGATGCGAACCAGTGAGTACAATGTGGCGTTACGGTAAAGCTTGTACTCAAGGTGGAGTGAGTAATCGGGTTGCCATCTACTATGTCTTTGAACCGCTGGGCATCTATCGATTTCGTTTCACTTAGCTCACCACACACATTCAAGAGCTTGTCGTTTAGTCCTTTAGCTTGGACCGCCTCGTTCCACTTCTCAGGAGAGATGGCACAGGTTTTGTGCGAGGGCACTAACCGCTTTACTATTTCAAGTAGCTGGCTTTTACCTGTCGAGGCTGCGCCATAAAGTAACACTGCTTTTTGTAGTGATGGGCCTTTTTGAAACAAGGTGGCAGCGATGGTTTGCTTAACCAGATTAATATTCCGATCGCGGTCTGCAGGCGTTTGCTCACAAAAGCAATCGTTTAGGAAGTCTAAGAATAATGCAGGGTCTGGTAATTCAGGGTTGTACTCAAAATCGAAGGCATACGTAAACCCTTGTCGGCGGTCATGGCTAAAGGTATTCAAATTCTCATCCAAGTAGCAGTTTAAAAAGTTAACGCCCGATGTAGGGGGCAAGTAGGAGGCGAACTGGCGCTTGATGGACTCACACATTTCATTGAGTTTGGATATTGAACGCTGTATTTCTTTTGACGCAAAATAGTAGTTAATGAATTGTCGAAGTTCAACATCAGGGTAAATTTCCCAGAACGCACCCGACCAGCGAAGCAGTTCACTGGATATAATTCCGTCGTAGCGAAAGTCACCCATTAGGTTTAGGGTGGATATAGCTTTTCCAAGTGTGTTGCTAAACGACCCAAGGCCAAAGCGTTCTTTGCGGGTTTCAAGTATTTGAGATTCAATTTTATTCATGTTGAGTTTCATCGCAGACTGCCGTGACACGAATCGCTTGAACTGGTCCAGCTGTATTTTGCTAAGCGCGGTTGATAAAGCCATTTCATCAAAAATATCTTGGCAAGCAACCAACATCTTTTGCTCACTGCCTATTGCGGCTGACATTAGGCGCAGTGCGAACGTTTTAAAGTCCTCGTAATCCATTTGAATGTCGTCTTTTGACAACGACACAAAGTATTTTTCGCTGTACTGAGCACCTATACCTCGCAGCGCGTCAGGGTGTAACTTCAATTTATTTTCGTGAATCTGCTCTGATAATAAACTAAGAAAGTGTTGTATATACAAACCCACCGGAGAATGGGCCAATCGAGCGTCTTTTAGCAGTTTTACGGTCATTTGGGCATAAACCGCGTCAATTTCATGCAAAATCGGAAGAACTCGGGTGTTTTCGTTGCTTTTTAGCAGTAAATTAGCCACAAACAGCCCGTTTTTGCTCTTTAGTTGGTAGTCTAATTGAGCAAAAGTGCTGGGTAGACGGGTATAAGGGTCATTTTGAGTGCGTATTTCACCTACCTCAGCCAGTATTTCTCTTAACTGTTGCAGGTCTACGACTATAATTTCTGCGTGTTTGCTCGGTAAATCCGTGGCACTCAGTACCGTGACGTACCCTCGCAACTGAACAGACACCACAACATCGCCTTCAAGGTTATAAACATCGAAGTCTTTTCTGCCTGTGGGGTCCATAGTTTTGTAAATTAACTTATGGCCTAATGCTGCAGTCGGCTGTAGCAGTCGGTTAATGCGAGAATCGAACACTTCGACCACATATAAGCGGCAACCATTGTCACCTAATGTGTCTAACGAGATACAGGCGTTTTTAGTTGGGTGCTCGGTACGCATACTAGCTTGAATTAAAGGGTCAAAAGCCCGTGGTAGAATTTTATCGGTGACGCAAGGTAAACCACTGGCCTGAAAAACAGGGATTAGAGGTAAACCTAGTTCAATTGCTTGTCGGGACAGGGATTCAAACATAATTATTGTCTATCCAATGTAAGTTCGAGGGTTTCTAGGAACTCGGTTTTTTGAACAGGGGTAAGATACCTATCCATGGAGTCCATAATCATTGAGGTGAAGGCTGTAAATTGTTTGATGCCCGATGCTCGTTCTTGTGACTCAATCATTTTTTCGATAAGTGTCACCATGGTTCTAAAGGTTTGCACTTGCTCGGATGAGTCATCATTACTAAGTGTGGCTTTAAACAGCTTTATATCGCGGAACAGCTTCTTGGTTTCCACTTCAAAATCGATTTCATCAAGCTCATTTAGGTCTTCGACTTCGGCCACAAATGAAACCGGCGCTTTAGGGGTATCTAGGAGCTGTCTTAGCTTTTGAACAACCTCATAATCATAGGGGCAATGGTCATCATCGAGGTACAGGGGGTCGTTATCCATCATATTTTTTATAATGATAAATCGTTGGATACTAAGAGCATCCATTTCGGGGTAGTGCTTGCTCATCGTCATCTGCCATATTGTATGTTTCGCTACAAATGATACCTTATCACGCATAAAATTAAACTATGGCGATGAGAATGAAAAAGAACAGCTTTGTTCAAAGCTTCGTGTCTAAAGCTAATGGTCGCTATAACAAAGATTCGGCTGATATGAGCCATGGCGATTGGATGTGTGCCAACACTAGCCTTAACAAACGCCCCTTCTCTTTTGACCGATACCCGTTCCAAAAACAGATAGCCGACGATATGCACCCAAACATGGATGTAATCAAGCCATCGCAGGTTGGTCTTGCTTTGGCGCTAGATACGCCTGTTCGTGTACTCGGGGGGTTTAGTAATATGGGCGCTCTTGATGTGGGGGATGTGGTCTTTGACGAAAATCTACGGCACTGCAACGTCACTTACGTATCACCCATTTATCAAGACCATGACTGCTTTGAAATAAAATTCAAAGGAGGGGAAAAAATAATCGCTGATGCTGGTCATCGCTGGAAAGTAGAAACTTACGTCAACTTTCTCGGAATTAAGCTGCACAGAGAAGTCAACGTGCATCCAACTCATCGATTAGCCCATTTAGTAACGGGTCGAACGATACGAATACCCACCGCGAACGGGATTGGACACCACTACATACAATCTATCAAAGCCTGTGACCCCGTACCTGTTCGATGTATATCAGTAGACTCACCTTCTCACTTGTTTTTGTGTGGTCGAGGAATGATACCGACGCACAACACTGAGATACAAATTCGCAAAGCAATAACGCTGCTAATTCGTACACCCAATACGTCATTAATCTACACCATGCCCAACGAGCGAATGTTTAAGCGTATTTCTAAGGCGCGTATCCAGCCCTTGCTGAAATACGACAAAGCATTCAGGCAAGATGCCCAAGATAAGACGCAACAATCCATGGATTTGATGAGAATTGGTACGTCGTACTTGTATGTCACCGGCTCAAGCGAGGCAGATGCGACATCTATCAATGCTGACTTTGTATTTAACGATGAAATTGATTTAACACCCCCCGATATGCTGTCTTTGTTCAACTCTCGATTGCAGGGTTCAGACCACCGAGTCAGCCAGCGGTTTAGTACACCTACCTATGAAGGGTTTGGTGTTGACAAAGGCTATGCTAGAAGTGACCAACATGAATATATTCTTAAATGTGCTGCTTGCAATCATCACCAAGTTCCTTTATTTAACCGCGATTTTGTTCGTGTCGATGGTATGCCTGATGATTGTGATAGTTTTATTCACCTTTCATCTAAGCTTGTTGATAGTGGACAAGTTAAACTTGAGACTGCGAAAGTTTATTGCGAGAAATGCCACAAACCTCTTAATCTTGCTGACCATGATAATCGTGAGTGGGTGGCTAAGTATCCAAGTAGGACTTTAAACCGAGGCTATCGTGTCAGGACTTTCTCAACACACCGTCTGGACCCTGTTTATTGTTTTACTCAGATGTTCAAGTACTTGGAAAAGGATAATTTAAAAGGCTTCCACAACACGGTGCTTGGTGAGCCTTACACCAATGAAGACCAGAAAATGTCGGACAGCGATGTCGATGCGATGTTTGGCTACGCTGGATGCCCGCCTGTCGATAACACCCTACCCCACTTCATAGGTATAGACGTGGGTAAAACGTGTCACATTGTTGTAGCGCGTATGGAAGGGACTGAAAAAATTCGCGTAGTTGAATTTATGACGTGCCCCTCATCGGCTATCCAGTCTTTTGTAGACAGCATGAGAGCTAAATACAACATCATCAGTGGCCTGATGGACCGTTACCCTTACACACCCACGGCTAATGCTATACGCGAAGCCAGTGATGGAAAAATTGCTCCTGCTCATTACACGGTCAACAAGCCTATTGCTTTGGTCACGGATGGCTTAGACAAGTTAGATTACGTTCAGATAAACAGAACCCACGTCCTAGATTCCGTGTTTTTTGGTATTAAGAAGCGAAACTTATTCCTCGATGGGTTTGGTAAATTCAAGACCATGATTATAGAGCATTTAGTAGACATGGTACGAGAAGAAAACGACGAGAAGATTCCGGTCTGGGTTAAATTAAATGGTAACGACCACTTCTTTCATGCGTTAGGTTATATGTTTGGGTCTATTGAGTATTATCGTTACGTAGAAGGCAAAGAACCCTTCGTCAACTTAACCGTGGGGCTATCTGGTATACGTCATAGCAACATGCTAATGTCCGGCGAAAGTGAGGACTTTTTTGGGGCGCAAGACTTGATTGGCTTTGGCAATAGTTATTCGCCTGATAAAATTATCACACGATACTAAAAATTGGACTGACGATGGCAAACATACTTAGCAAACTAAAGATTCTTATCCCTACCCGAACAAAGCCCAAAGGCAGCTTCATAACGCCTACTTTTGAAGAAGAAAAAAAGGATGACGTTTTTGGGCTACCCGCTTATCGTGAGCACCTTGATGACTTACTAAGCCTACGTAGGTCTTCTAACTCTCAAGAATTAATAAAAAGTTTATTAAAATCTGACCCTGATGCTAGTGCCTCTCTAAACGCGTATCTAACTACGGCGGGTAAAGTCCTGCCTTACATAGAAGTTACTGATGTAGATGGCGCAGTAGACCGCGAGGCGTACAAGCTTGTAAACGAAATAATTGAGGTGCTAGAAACTCGTCGTGATTATACCAAAGGCTTTGTTCACAAGAGAACACTAGCTGAACTGGCTAATGATTTTCGTTACATGATAATTGCTCAAGGTGGTATTGGTGCCGAAGCGGTGTTTGGAGATATTTTAGAACTAACGGAAATACGTTTGGTAGAATTAGCCTCAATCCGCTGGCAAGAAAAAGAAGCCGGTAAGTTGGTGCCGTACCAAGACCAAGGTGGCGGTGACCCCGTAAAGCTAGACATACCGACGTTTTTTGTAGCATGGTTTCGCAAAGACCCCAGTGATGTGTATTCAAGTAGTCCATTTATATCAGCCATCAACACCATGGCGGCACGTCAGCAAGTTATTAATGACTTGTATCGTATTATGCAAATCACCGGCTTCCCTCGCATTACGCTAAAAGTACTGGAAGAAGTCCTAGTAAAAAATGCACCCCCTGAGATACGTAACGACCAATTAAAGCTACGCCAATACATCAACGCCCGACGCGGTGAAATGGGAGCGCAGTTCGCGGCTATTAGACCTGACCAACCCATCATTCACACCGACTCGATGGAAGTCAAAATGCTAAATGATAGCAATCCTGCAGCGGGTCTTGATATTAGTAAAATGATTGAAGTGCTAAACGCGCAAAACCAAGCGGGTCTTAGGACCATGGCAACGGTTTTGGGTCGTGGGGAAAGCGGAGTTAACACTGCTACGGTGGAAGCCAACTTGTTTGCGATGAACGCTGACAGTATCAACAAACCTATTGCTGAAGTGTTAAGTAAAATTCTGACTATGGCGCTACGTTTGCAAGGCTCTGAGGGTCGAGTAAAAGTGAAGTTCCCAGAAATAAATCTCCGCTCTGAGTTGGAAGGCGAAGCTAACATCACCATGAAAAACTCACGCTTGAGACAAGATTTGAGTGATGGCTTGATTACTGACGACGAATATCATTTAGCTATGTATCGCCGTATACGCCCTGATTCATCTCCTGAGCTATCAGGAACGGGCTTTAACAGTAAAAAACTAGAGGTTGATGCCACACGTATTTCACCTAACTCTGACCCTGCTGGTGAAAGTGTCTCAAGAGCTGCGGATAAACAAGCTAAGAGTAACTAGGTAGGGTTGATTATTTTCGTAAATAATGTTTTTAATACAGCTAATAAGGCTTGCCTTTAAAATTTGGATAGACGATGAGCAAACGACTACAACTTAGCGAACAGTTGAAGAAAAAGATACGTCTTGCTTCAGGCAATGACGATATTGACTTCAACCTCATTGCGGCTTATGAATCTGTTGCCGCCAGTACAAGACCCATTCACCAATCTCGAACTGCTTACGACGGAGCAGTTATGTCGGAAGCATTTCTCGTAGAAATGTCCGAGCACTTACTTTCTGAATCTGTACCTATTCTCATCATGCACGAAGGTTCCATGTTGCCCGCTGGTAAAGTATTTGATGCTGCGGTCCTTGATGCGGAATCTGGTCATAAAGATTTGGTCGCCTTGTTCTACGTTGAGTCTGATAGCGATGAAGCTAAAAAGATTGACCTTGGGATTATAGACGAAGTAAGTGTTGGTGCCTTACCTCTCCACGCTTATTGTTCAGAATGTGATTTCGATTATATGGCTGAAAACAATGAAATGAATTTTTATTTTAGAGAGTGCGATGAGGGTCATGCCCTTGGTGTAAATGGCACTCACCTAAGATTGACCAAGCTTAGCTCTTGGAAAGAATTGTCACTTGTGGGTAAAGGCGCGAGTGATAAACCAAAAATCGTTGGTTCTGCGAAGCAGCGATTGGGTAAAGAACGCTATCAGTCCTTGGCGGCATCTAGTATGTCCGATAAGGGTATCGAAATGGCTTATCTTCTTTGCTCCGCAACCACCCCAACTATAAATGATGATGAAGGCAACGACATGAACTTAAAAGATATAACGGATCAAGTAAGTAGCTTATCAGCAGACAAAGCACGATTGGAAGTGAAGATGGAAGGTGCAGATTTAGCACTGGCTGCTTCTAAAACCGAAGTTGCGGCTCTGCAAGATAAGGTAGACAAATTAGTACTAGAACTAGCGGCAACTGAACAGTCAGAAACCGCAAAGAAATTGGTCGAATTGGAAGCTGCTGTCGAAGGCCAAAAGCCTTTACAAGAGTTTTTTGATGCCCAAGTCAAGGCAGCAGCGGTAGCGGCTGAGCTTGAGTTAAAAGAAGGTCTGTCTAACGACGAAAAAATCACTTTGATGAAGAACGCGCAAATTAAACTTGCGGCTATTCCTCGCGGTGGACTAACGAATGAGCCTACCTCTGGCGAAGTGAACTTATCTCAAATAGCTATGCTATCTCGGAACAGTGCGTTTCAAACTAAATAAATTGGAGATTACTTATGTATATCGGACAACTAACACATAACGGTATTCGCACTGAATCAGCAGCGGCTACTTTCGAACTAGATGCAAGCATCACGGCTAACGCTGATGTAGGTAAATTGGTCGCTTTAAAAGGCAACCATTTGGTAGGCTTAGCTGGCGATGGCGACGTTATTTTTGGTTACCTAGAGTCTTATGAAGACCGTGTAACTGAAGGTTCTAAAACTGGTGCGGTTTCTTGGATGCTTTGTAGTAAAGCCACCTACGTCGGCACTGCCCCTGTAGTTGGCGGCGGCTTACAAGGTTCAACTGATGCTGGTTATCCTAAAGCATCTGCAACGGCTACAAACATTGTAGTTACTCAGGTAGACACTGCTGAAGGCACTTGCGAATTTATTATTCGCTAAGAACAATTTAAAATTTGGAGATTGACGATGAATTTAACACCTTTAACTCAGGTCAAACGCGGAACAGTAAACGAAGTACTTGCTGGTTTAGCTGATGACAGACAAGAAGTTTCTAAAAATGCGGGTCTTAAACTTTGCTCACAGGCAAAGCAATTTGGACTAAGTATCCGTGACTTCCTTACTCTTTCGATTGACGTTGCAAGCTCAGTTGACGAGAACAAGCACAACCGCTTCGTAGGGGCCAACGGTCAATTTTTAACAGGTTATGAAGCTGCTCTTTCTGAGCTTAACTTACCATTTAAAAATGACTTTAAATCTGGTGTGACCCTTCAAGCTGCTGCAGATACGTTTGCAACCCGTCCAGGAGTTCGTGCGCTTTTCCCAGAAACTATTGATGACATGATGCAGTTCACCAATCGTTTAGACCAGTTTGAAAGCACTACTGGTATGGTTTCTCAGACCCGTACAGTTACAGGTAACGAGATTATCACGGAAGCTATTTTTGACGATGCAGGTAACCTTAATACGTCACCTATCGCAGAACTAGCGAACATCCCAATGCAGACAATTACGTCTAGTGACCGTCGCGTTAAGTTCTTCAAGCATGGTTCTGGTATTCGTACTTCATACGAATTTGAACGTCGTGCAAGCTTAGACATACTAACGCCCTATGTTGCTCGTATTGTTCGTAACATGGAAATCGGTAAAGTTCGTCAAGCAACTAACTTGTTAGTTAGTGGTGATGGTGTTCATGCAGCTGCGACTGTTAAAGCTGCTTCTGGTTATAAGAATTGGGATGTTTCAGGTGCCAAGTCCCTAAAAGACAACTATGTTGCTTTAGCTGACTTCTTGACTCAACGCGCCCGCGACATGGTGCCGGTTGATACCATCGTATGTAACTATTCTATGTTTTTAGAATTGTTCCTAATGTTCTTACCGAACAATGGCAATCAAAGTTCTGATGCTGAAACGCTTCAGGGCCGTGGTATGCCTAGCTTTTCAATGAACTTGGACTTTATGAATGGCGTGTCTATTCGTATATCAAGCTCTGCGCCAGCCGGTCAGCTAATTTGTTACTCTCAAGGTGACACGTTAGAAGAGCTAGTTGAAACAGGTTCAGTAGTTAATGAATCTGAAGAAGCTATCAAAAACCAGTCTATCACTTACGTAAGAACCATTAATACTGGTTACCGTTTAGTGTACGGCGATACGCGCACAATTTTTAACACCTTAGCGTAAGTCTCCCTTTGAGGGTGGGTTTCCCACCCTCTTTTTTAAGGTAATACCATGTCTAAACATATTGTTGAATCAATTGGGGATTTCAGTTACATGCTTGGGTCTGAGTACATTTACGCTCACCGACCTACTGTGATTCATAGCTCAAATCGATTAAATGAGTTGGTGCATGAGAAGCTAGTAAGAAGCTTTAATTCACTGCCAGAAGAAGCTTGTGACCTTGAGTTCGAGAAATTTTTAAAGGCCCACGATGGCGATGTTGAATCAGCGGTTCAAAATTACATTGCTTCTTTGACAGTTGAAGACGAAGCCACAGAAAATAAAATTTCTACTAAGCCCCCTGCCAAAGCAAAAACGATTTCTAAGAAGTAAGGATTTACGATGATACGCCTTGAGTCTGGTGATGATTTAATATTTAGTGATTTTGTTATAAATGACGAACAGTTCACACCTGATTCGGGCGTAGTCCGTGTCCGATTAAAAGCTCGAAACGGTGAGGTATTTTATGATGACTCTCCTGCTTTTGACGCGCATATTGTTATACCAGCTAGTGAGTTTGGGACATTATTAGACAACGAGCCTAATAAGATGTTTACGCTAATACTAAACTTCCAATCTGAGGGCCGTAGTAGAGTTTTCAGAGACTTTATCAGATTAGAGAAGCACACCTTCATCTTTGTTACTCCTGATAACGTCAGGGCTTCTCTAGGTGTCAGTGCCAGTGAGCTTCCTGATAGCGATGTTGATTTATACAGCCGGTATTATGCGATAAACGAAAGTTTAGGTATCGATATTCTTGCTGAACAATACAACCCTACCGATGCTAACGAACTTATTTTGTATGAAGAAGCCCTGCGACAAACGTTATTTTTAGAACTTAAATTATTAAAAAGCTTTTCAATAGACGATATTCGTAAAACGCGTTTAGCTAATTTTGATTTTGAAGCTCTACGTCAGCGATTCGAGGGATTGGTTAGAGAGCTGCGTACTAAGTTTGTACCTGAGCAAGCCTCACCGATTATTCCTTTATTGACGATAGTAGCCCGAACCGATCCGTTCACGGGGGTCTAATGACACCTTATAAATCTTATAGAATGGGTTATAAAAAAGTCCAAGCTGCGGTTACTAAACCTAGCCAGAATATTAGCACCATGATGCCAGTGCGCTCGTTGGTGTATCTACCTCTGAAATACAATAAACATTTTAACCGTGTTTTAAAATCTACAAACGACAAGCCTTTACTGTTACTAGCTGACCATCATATGACCGAAGGTTATGCTGTGTATCTTGGTTTGCACATTAACACTTTAGTCACCCTTAATTCAAAGCGCACAGGCATACACCCTGTTACGGGTTTAGCGACCGCAGAAGTCAGCATTGGCACTCGACAGATAGTGGGTGTATTCGAATTAGGAAATCTGACAGATGAGCGTTCACTGGTAGTAGAGAGAAGTATTTATTATCTGGCAGAATCCGTAGGGCTAAATGATAAGATTAATGGCAAAACCATTAAGACTATTAGAAATATTTCAGGGTTATATCGAGTGGAGGTCAACTAGTGGCGTTAGTTCTCAATTTCAAACAAGCCCTAGAGAGACACTTAGAAGACATGCTTGAAACTGAGATAGAAGTTACTAACGCCAAGGTAACTAAAGGTTCTGAGAAATTTCTAAAGAACTTTTTCAGAAGTTTGTTTGATTTTGTTGAAAACATGAACCCTGCTCGAAAAACAGTGAGCTTTAAAGGTGGCGCTGGATTGAATATCGCCAATCGTTCATCGCCTCTAACGATGAGTTGGCGTCAAGAAAAAGCGGGAGGCACAAACCCCCCCTCAGACCTTTGGAGTGGTCTTGGTTATAACCTCGCTCAAACCTTACAGTATTTAGCTGATAAAGATGAAGAGGACTTACTAGCTGCGTTCGGTGGTGTAGAAAAAAATATAAGCACCGGCGGTGCATCGTTATTTAGACGAGGTGTTCGCCTAACTAAGAACAACACACCTTATGACCAAAAAAAGAAATCCTTCATTAGTTGGGAAGACGCTTTTAAAGTGGTTGAGCGAAAAAACGCTAAGAAGTTAATGGAAAGTTTCGGTGCCAGTTCTGGTAAAGACAAGATAAAGGCATTCGGTAACAAGCATGTATTTAGAGCTATGTTCGATGGCATCGCAGGCACAAAGACCACTATCGTTGCACTCCCAGACTTAAAAAGACTCAAGAAAGATTTATACGACGATATTATTGCTGAAAAATTACAGCAAGAAAAAATATTAAACGCGAATACAGGGTCGCCTATGGATATAAACAACGGTGCTCTTTTTCACTACTTAAAAGCTAATGGTGGTAAAGGGGATGCCGGTACTAGGTACGTGGTTAACCATCAGTTATTAGAACGCGCATTTTTACAAGGTGTCACCAGCTCAGCCGGTTTTCAGGGCGTTTCACTAAACAGGTATATAAACTAATATGTTTCAGAACATTCAAGCCTCACTACTTAAATATTGCAACGACAAAGCTATTCTTCTTAACGCCACGGCTGGGTATAATTTTCAAGCTGACAATTTTGATGCGTTTGCTAACGAGTCACAATTTCCAGAAGTGAATTTGATTGGCCTTGAAGGCTTGAGTATGCAATCAGGCTCAGATATGCAAGCGTTAGAAACCTTTAACGCCACCATTACTATTTCTACCTTGAACGACCCAAACAATATGATGTTGAGCTTTGTCGTTGATGCGATTTATAAAGAGCTAAAGCCTGAGCAGGAAATAGCTATTTATAATGCTACTAATGGGTTAAGAACCCACCTTGCGAAGATATATGGGATAACTCAAATATCGGCTGTTGTCAGAGGTAATACCGCTAGAGTTTATCAGGGCATTACCTTCAACGGTGCTGTAGTCTAGTAAAGGTCTGATAAATGTTGCAGACTCGCCACGATAGCTATTTGAAAGGCTTGTTGCCGATTATAGAGCTTTTTTTGGCAGAACTTATTAAGCGTGTCCAACTCAGGTTGCGACATTCTTAACGTGAAAGATTTGTCTTGGTGCAAGTCTTTATACGAGGACATATCTGGAACGGGTAAATCGTTTTTCAGAAAATGCCGAGTTAGCATCCTAATTTTTGAAGCAGTATCTGTTTCATCAATAGGTGCAGTTTTCGCCAAGTGTACTATATACGAGGGTAGTTGTAAGGGTATCGGTGTTAGTTTCATCGTCTTTCGCTCCTTTGTTGAGGTATTGATTATAACCTAACTAAATCAAAATTTGGAGATTGACGATGAGCGGAAATGCTAAATCACAGAAATTCATGTTGGGTACTGCCGAAGTAATGATCGGCAACCCAGAAGACGTGTATAATTTAAACCCTGTGCAGCATGGCGTAGGCTTGGTAAAAAACTTCAGTATTGAAGCAACTAAAGACCAAACCGAGCTAACACAAGGTCGTACCAACGACATTATCGTTTCATTAACTACGGGTCAAACGACTCGGGGTTCTTTTGAAATGTACGAGTATACTACTCAGAACTTAGCGTATGCGTTAGGATTAGAAGGCTCAGGCTTAATTTCAGCCCCTCAAAAAGCGTTGGAAACTTCAGGGACAGCATCATTCTCAGCTGGCTCAGTAGACCTTTCGTTTGAAGATGCCGCTGACATTCAGAACATTACCCTTGGTAGCCGCGTATTATTGCGTGACCCTTCTACGGATAAGATTGTTGCGGGTACAGCTACGGCTGTTTCTGGTATTTCTGGCAACACTTCTACAAGCGCAACCATGACGGTTTCTATGCCAGATGTTGTTTCAGTAAGTAGCTTTGCTGCAGGTACTCGCGTGTCACTGGTTAACGTATTAGATATTGGTTCTACCGATACTGACCGTTATTACTCTGCTAAAGTGCAGGGTCAGTTGGCTGATGGACAGTTCATCGTATTGTTAATTCCTAAAATTCGTGTGAGTTCAGGATTAACTATGTCGTTTACAACTGATAACTTCGGTAACGTCCCGTTCGAATTTATGCCTATGAAGCCTATTAGCGGTGACCCGTTCTATGCTCAGTTCAAGAACAAAGTAGCTGAGTTACTAACTGACACGGTTACTGCACCTATTGTGTAACAACCTATACCTGATAGTATAAAGGCTCCTTTTGGAGCCTTTTTTTATACTTATAATTTGGATTGACGATGACTGATAAACTAGCCCCTCGCTTTACTTTGACCTGTGGTGATACACAAAAAGAACTGTTTATGTCTTTTGGATTGCTCAACACATTAAGTGCCATATTCGAAAACCCACAACAAATTTCAGAAACCTTTACCAACGCTACCGTTCGACTAGACATACTTTTATTGTGTCTATCTAAGCGTGACCAATATGGAAAAATAACCGAAGAGTTTGCTATTAATGAATTAGAAATAGACACGGACCATTTGATCGACTTTCTTGATTGGGTAGAGAGCCATATATCGTATTTTTTTTTACGAGCTTGGGAGAAGTCGATAGCAAGCTCGATAAAAAGGACAGAGGCAATCAAGAAAAGTATTTAGAAACCTTCAACGTCTGGTATTCGGGCTTAGAATTTGAAGACCAAATGTGTTTTGTGTTTGATTCTGTCCCGAGTCAACTAGAGGCTGTCTTCTGGTCGCTGGCATATTCTGATATACAATTAAAGATAAAGCTTGTTGTAGGCTTACAGACCGTTAAGTTCGGACAGTTTCAAGAGTCCCTTATGAAAGTAGCTGTTGCCATAATGGGTGGTGAGAGTGAAAAGCCTGTAACTGTCCGAAAGCAAGATGAACCTCAGAATATTGCACAAGCGCAAGCCATGATACGCGGCTTGTCGTAAAATTTGGAGATTGACGATGAGTGATAACAGCAGTTCTATCCGTACTACCGTATTAAAAGTAAAATTTGATAAAAGCGGTCAAAAAGCCGTTGACGAAGCGACTAAAAAATTAGAGAAGCTACAAAAAGCCCTTGAACTAAGCATGGGTACTGTCAAGCAATCTATGACCGACATAAATAATGTCGTTAAGGCTAACGAAAAGCTGACTAGCGGCATGTCGGCTAAGAGTCGAAAACCTATTGATGCTTTGAATGCTGCAGAGCTTGCGCCTTTAAACAGAGCATTGGCGATTTCTCGGGGCGGCGTAGCTACGCTGCAATCTGAAGCCCAAGGGATTATAGGAAACTTAGGCAATTTAGCCAGCAAGTTAAATGACCCTGCTTTAGTAAAACGGTACACGGATAGTCTGACTAAAGGGGTGAGTGAAATTACAGGGAAGATGGTTTCTTCTCCGGCTATAAAAAGAGCTATTTCTCAAAGTACTCGTTCATTTCTAAACGAAGAAATTAGACGAAACCCTAACCTTGCAAAAAAAGAATCTAAGTTCTCAGACGCACGAACGAGTGCCATGTCTGCGTCGGACCTAAAAGCGCAACGTCAGGCTACGGCTGTTTATTTAAAGGGTGCCACCAAAGCTAACAACGCAGCTAACAATACGGGGGACACGGCTTTTGCCAAGTCTTCTGCCCGTCTTAAAGGTTTATTTGAGAACCAACTTGCGGCCTTAGATAAAGAAACAGGCTCTCGCAAAGCGTTTATCGCTGAGCAAAAGCGGGTTTTCAATAGTCCTGAAGCGAAGGCCAAGCGAAAGCAGGACGAGAAGGTTAGAGCCGCTAACAGCACGAGTATTACCAAAACTAGCGCGGTTAGATTGGCGGCTGATATTAATGCCCGCGAAGGTAAGAAAAGAGTTGTTAGGGGTGCGGCTAGATTAGACCTTGGGGCCAAATCTCCTGCTGAGCTAAGAAGGCTTTCAAGAGATGTGAGCGCGTATGAGAAAGTGGTTAACGCGCAAGTAAAAAATGCTCCTGAAGGAACGCAGCTGCGTAGCCAGATAGATTTACGCAAGCAACAGATAAGCGCATTAAAAGAAGGCATTGTGACGCAGCGAGAAAGTAACGCCGCCGCTAAAGTCTTTTATAACAGTGAACCAGAAAAAGCCAAACGTAAGTTATCAAGAGCGAACTCGTCTGATCTTAAACAAGAAGTCTCTGCAAGGTCAAAGGCTGACTCTCGCGTATCGGAAGGTGCTAGGTTTGCGCGTGGTCTAGGTGACCAAAGCATAAACATGAAAAGCAAGGGTGAGCTGACTCAAATACGAAACAACCTAAAAGAGTTTGCGAGAACGGTTAACCAGCAAGTAAAGAATGCGCCAGAAGGCTCTGACTTACGCAAACAAATAGATACACAACTTGCCAGTATTCGTCAAAGCGACAAGCGAGTAGAAACTCAGCAGCAAAAAAACAAAGCTCAGATTGATGCGTCAAACAGCACCCAATTTAAGAATGATTTAAAGTTGCAGCGTGACAACAACACCACCCTTTTAAGAGAAACCGAGAATCGCCTAGCCGGTGACCGTTTCGCTCGGGCCGGTAAAGAGGGACTGAATAAATCACTAGTTGGTTTAAGTTCATCTGAACTCAACGAATTAAAAAAATCCGCAGGTGACTACGCTAATGTCGTCAAAGGGTTAATTAAAAGTTCATCAGCTACATCGGTAGTTTTTGACCAAGCCACCGCTGAGCTAAAACGGATTGAGCGACGCTTAGAGCAAATCAAGATTAAGCAAAACTACCGCCCTGCTCAAACAGAAATAGGTCGCGCTCAGACTAGTTCAGCCCGATCGCTTCTAGCGGCTGACGAAAGACGCCGAATGGACAATGGCGCGGGTATGTTTAAGCAGCAAGCTCAGTTGCTTAGAAACTATGCAGTTATGGGAACAGGCATTAGTCTTATTACTCAATCTGGTCAGTTCATGGTTCAGCTCGAAAAGGAGATGAAACAGCTACAATCTATTGTGGCTTTGACCAATACTGAGATGCAAGGGCTAAGTAAAACGTTAGTTGCGGTATCAGAAAAAACTAAGTTCACGGCGCTAGAAGTCACACAAGCAGCGGTCGTACTTGGACAAGCAGGATTTGGTAAAGACCAGATAGCAGACTCGATAGAAGGTATTACGCTGTTTGCTACAGCGGTAGGTGCAAATCTAAGTGAAGCGGTAGACTTAGCTACGTCAACAATGGGCATATTTAACCGTGATGCAAGAGACATGGGTAACATTGCTGACAAGTTAACGACGGCGGTTAACTCATCAAAACTAAACTTAAACAAGCTTGCGTTGGGTCTACAGTATGCAGGTAACATCGCAGCTCAGTCTAACGTCAGCTTTGAAGAAACAGTTGCAGCTCTAGGAGCCATGGCTAACTCAGGCATACGTTCAGGCTCAACGCTAGGCACAGGCTTACGTCAGATATTGATCGCCTTACAAAAGCCCTCAGAAGAGTTTGTAAGGACTACACAGTTACTTGGTTTAAGTATGAGTGACTTAGACATATCGACTAATGGTTTAATTCCTGTTCTTAAAAAGCTTTCTCAAAGTGGATTTACTGTTACCGATGCTATGCGAACGATGCAAGTTCGAGCGGCAGCGGCGTTTGGTGCGTTTGCTAACAACATCGATGTGGCTGATGAGCTGGCTGAGAAGATGGAGATTGGTGGTGCAGCGGCAAGAGCTAACGCTATTCAGATGGAATCATTTGCGAACCAGTTTGCGCGATTAGGCTCTACGTTTTTCTCGGTCACCTCGGAAGCGTTCGACCCGCTTTTGAAGTCTGGAACAGCTCTTGTTTCTACGCTTGCGGATATGTTGAGCGGCTTAAAAGATGTAGGTGGTGCGTTATCGGTTATTGGCTCTATTGCGGGGGGCGCTGCTATTGGTGCCCTTGTGGTGTCATTCGGAAAACTTGCTATAGGCTTGGCTGCAGGTGGCAGAGCTATTGCGGCTATCTTAGGGATTGGCTCAACTGTTTCAGGGGATGGTGATAGACGTCCTTTGAACAGTAATCGATTACAAAGGGACAACACGCGCTCAAGCTTAAACACAGCCAGAAGAGCGGCTATGGGCACGTCAGCACTAACTGTTGCGCTAAGATTTTTAGCAGGAAAAGTAACGCTGGTGCTCGCTGCCATAGGTGGTTTACTCGGAGGCATTGCGTACTTGGCAGATAGCTTTAATGACGATGCAAAACTAAAGGATGTAGTAGACAAGGCCACGGCTGAAGAAAACGATGCTAAATCTAGGCAGATAGCCAGTCGAGACAGCATAAAAGCTTTGAATAAAACGCTGCAAAATATTGCTACCAACGAAGTAAAGTTAAGTAAAGACACGGACATGTTGGCCTCAACTATTAAGCGCGTTAACTCTGAGTTTAAAGCGTTGGGTTTATATATCCCCGATTCGGTAAAGGATTATAAAGGGTTATTTGACGCAGTTAAAACTTTTAAGGATGAGGAAAACGCGAGCCTAGACCTCGCCCTTGTTGATGGCGGCAAAGCATCAGCTAGAACTTCAAACGCTATTATTCAGGAACAGCTACCACTGAAAGGTGAAAACAGTGCAGTGGCTATTTTTGAGAAAGCTTCGCGCAAACTCACGGGTAATACGGGAGAAAGGGATCGTAGCGAGAGAGGACCAGTCGGCAGCGGTAGAATTGAACTTGGCGACTTTACAACCTCGTTGCGAGATACCTCTAAAATTGTCACAGGCTTGACTCAACAATACAACCAGTTAGCTTTTACGGACAAAGACGGTAACGTTGATAAAGACAAGGTAGCTGAAGGTAAGAGTATTTTAGATAAAATACTCAGCGTAGAAGGTAATCTAAGAGATGTATTTATTCGTGAAGGCAATGTACAACAATATGCAACTGAAACAGGCTTAAACGGAGATGTGTTTAAAAAGTACGGTAAAGATTTTACGGATGCTTTACAGAGTATTATTTTCGCCATCTCTACATCTCAGACAGGGTTCGAAAATAATTTAACTAACTCAGAAGCCAACGTTATTAATCGTCGTGAGCTAACAACGTTAGGTGATGATGCGGTGACAGGGGGCATGTTGCAATTAGAGCAAGCGACAAAAGCCTTTACGTCAAACATTTCTTCTGTCTATCAAAACGTACTAAAACTAGATGAGCGTGACGATTTAAAAGCTTACACGTCAATGGGAGAAAATGAGACTACGGTATTAGCGGAGTTAGACAGGCTAACGAATAACTTTAAAACTACCTTGCGGGATAGACCACTGACAGGTGACGAGTTGCGTAAAGTTTTAGAGGCTCAAAATGTAGACCCACTACAAATACAAAATCTTCTCAGTAACCCTGAGCTGACTAGCAATCAGGTAAGAGAAGTCTTAATACAAAGTGGTCTTGACCCTAAAAACAACGACAATAATAAAATCATTGAATCAACCGCAACAGGCAATGGCTTATCGCCACAAGAGCTTCAGGAAGCCTTTGTGAGCACAGGATTCAATGAAGTAGTTAATGCAATTATTCTTTCTTTATCGGTGGGTTTTAAGAATATCGCTACAGAAGCCAAGTTTGCTAAGGACTTAGATTTCAAAAACCGAGGTGCTATTCTTGATGCTCAGATGGGCACGATCAATAAAGAACTATCAACCTCTGCGTCAGCTGAACGATTAAACGTGTTGGCAGATGAAAAGGAATTGCTACAGGCTAAAATAAGCGCAATTGCTAGGGAAAAGGAAGATTTTGCTGGGCGTCTTAACGACCAAGGCCCACAAAGCAAAGGTGTTGCTACTCGTTTGACGCAACAAGAAGCAATAAGCTCAAAAGCTGAAACCCAGTTAATTATAGACAAGAACTTGTTCACTCAAAAGTTTGCTAAATCCTTGGACGGTAAAAACACAAATCTGGATACAAAAGACCGTGACTACGAAGAGACAGATGGGCTTAGGCTTATAAAGTCTTTTACCGAGGCTCAAGAATCTAAGATAGAAAAAGCTTCAGAGTTGGCGAAGGCTGAGGTTATTGCCTTGAAACAAACTGAAGAGGTTTTTGAAGCTCGGATAAGTGAACTACAAAAAATCACCACAGGTGGGGATAAGTACACTAATCAATTTAAAGAGGCTTCTCTTGAAGAGCAACAGCTAGTCACTCAGCAGTTAATTGATAAAAGAGAAGAAAGAGCAAAAGCTGAAATAGACTTAACCACTGAGGCAATTAGGGCTAGGAAAGTTTTAATCGAATACCTTGAATCTCTTGTTGCCAGTAATCCTGACTTAGCCGTTGATAGTGGTATTGATGGAAGTGGCTTGAACAAAACTATTAAAGAGCAAATAGTCAAGCAAGCCCAAGCCCAAAAAGATTTAGCCGATGATAATAAAAATCAGTCAGACACTAACCTTGACAATAAGAAGACATCCGACGAGCTAGGCACAATAGTACGTGATTTAAAAGCTAATCAGTTTGATGATGATGTACGCCGTAGGTTGTTTGCTGCTATGACAGGTGAAGGGTTTAATCCACTAGGTGATGAAACAACCGATACTACTTACGTACCTAAAAATGGGCAGGATACTCCCGAGGGCATACTTGAAAATGTCGCCGGAGGCTTTAGAGGTATCAACGACTTGTTGATGCAAAGCCTAGATAACTTTGACCCGTTGACAGAAGCCATGAAAGGCTTGAATGATGTTGCTCAGGATTTAGCCTCCAATTTTGCGCAGGCTTTTACAGCGTTTGCAAACGGCACTCTTTCAGGTAGCGAGGCTTTTAAAGCGTTTACTATCAGTATCTTAGAAAGCATGTTGGATATAGCGTCTGAGATTGCGGCTAACGCGTTGCTAAAAGGTATCTTGCAAATGGTGGCGGGCGCAGGCTTTGGGGGTATGTTTAGCCCCACAGGAACAACTATGGCTGGAAACCCCTCAACTAATATGAATGGGGGGATGAATGCTTGGAACGGAGGCGAACAGTTCGCAGGAAGCTACGCGGGTGGCGGTGAGATAACGCGTGGTATGTCTACCCGTGATTCCACTTTTGCCAAAGTAGCCAAGGGCGAGTTTGTGCTTCGTAGAAAAGCGGTGCAGTCATTAGGTATCGATACGGTGAAAGCTCTCAACTCAGCTGATCCCAATCTAATTGACCGTCAGGCCGAGAAGCTAGGCGGCAATCCGATGGCTCAACAAAAAGACAGTGGTAGCAAAGAAGTCAATGTCTACGTGGTCAGCCCTGAGCAGATGCCATCCAGTCTGGGAGCGAATGACGTGGTACATATCATTGCTGATAACCTCACGCGAGGCGGCGTAACCAAGCAACTAGTTAAACGAATTAATATGGGAACGCTCTAATGGCACTACAAGTATTCAACTTTCCAATGCACAAAGTATCTGTCGAGTACCCCGCAAGGGGTAAGGCGGTAACGCTAGGAAATAATTGGGATTATACGGTTAAGTCTCACACGCCGGTTGCAAAAAAGTTTACGTTAACGTTTGCAGGAATGAAGTTTTTTGAACCCACTAAAGTATTAACTGCGTTTCAGAAAAGATATTCGTTACAAGCACTAGAAGACTTCTATCTTGCTCATGAGCTGCATGATTCCTTTTTGTTTGAACATGAGAGATATGGCAGTGTAGTTGTCAAATTTATGCAGCCGCTTGTTATCCCTGAAGGCTTGACAGGGGCTGATGGTGTACACACGGGCATACAGGTGTCTCTGAAACAGGTATCAGTCTCATAAAATATTCATGTACAGAATAAACCTGTTGACGCACGTTATCATTATGATAATATTTATCTCGTTTGATGGCGTCGCCAGATGCCATTTCTCATCGTCAATTTAGTATCAACCCTGCCTAGTGCGGGGTTTTTTTTGTCTGCGCTTTGTATTAAACTCCAAGCATAAAATTTGGAGTTGACGATGAAAACACTTTCGCCCAGTTTAACCACTGAGATTAAATCTCTTACGTCCTCTGAACGTATAAAATTCCTATATATAAAAATCCTAGACTTAGATTCTACGCCTATTCATTTTCGCCTTACCGATGGTCCAACTATAACGTGGCTAGGTGAAACGTGGACAAGTAATCCTTTTCTTATTGCTGGTTTTCAGCAAAACAGTTCAGGTGAAGTATCTCGCCCTAAACTTAACTTACCTAACCAAGATGGTGCCCTATCCTACTACGTGTCAAGACGTATCCTAGAAGGCGCAGATGTTGTTGAGTACCGAGTGCTACCTCAAGAACTATCGTTGGGCACCTATACTCGACGAGTCTTTATTGTGTCGCATGTAACGAATATTACAGAGCATATGATAACGGCTGAGCTAAGAATGCCGAGTGACGGAAACCAAATTGTTTTCCCACCTCGTCGATACGCGCAGCCTGAGTTTTCATCGGTGAGAGTCTAATATGTACATTGACTACTTAAACCTACCCTATTCATTGGGTACTCAAGATTGCTATACCCTTGTGCAGCAGTTCTATAAAAACGAGTATTCATTACAATTAAAAAATCACGCTCGTCCTAATGCTTGGTCTTTAAATCCTCAGCTTAACTTGCTTCACAACTTGTTTAATCAAGAGGGTTTCTTTGACACAGGCAACAACCCTAACAAGGTGCAAAAGGGTGACGTACTGGTCATGAACTTGCTTAAATCGCCTGTGGACAACCACATTGGAATCTACGTGGGCCGCAACAAGATACTGCACCATATGTACGGGAAGCCTTCTGAGCTTAGTGAATATGACCACCGCTGGCGGTTACGCGTGACGACAGTACTGCGTCACCCAGCTGTAGATGGCCTAAGCAGTATTGACGGAATAGTGGATGTGTTAGATAAGCGTTCACCTCAAATGCGTTTCAGGAGAAAGTAATGGCTTCAATAAACCCTATTGACCTAGCATGGCGTTCTTACTGGAACGATAAGATTGAACGCTGTGGTTTCGTGCTGACCAGCGGAGAAATCGTAGAAGTCGAAAATATAGCCGATGACCCTGAAGACAATTTTGAAATTTCGTATGATGATATTGATAAATACGAAGACAGGATTGCAGCGTCATGGCATAGCCACCCTAGAGGCACAGCTAATTTAAGTCAGTCTGACTATGAGTTATTTTCACAAGTTCCTGAGTGGCAACATATTATTATTTCTAAAGACGAAGTGACGAACTATTACGTGGAAGGACATAGCGTTTATCGAGGGGTGACACATTATGGTAACCATTAAGTTAGTAGGCTTCAAAGGCAAGCCTAAGAAATTATCTTTTGATGTGACTACGTATAAGCAAGCTCTTGAAGCACTGAAAACTCACCCTGACTTTGACCCTCGAAAAGTAATGGACCGTTACGAGTGCGTGATTGATGAAGTCCAAGACTCGCGTGATTTAGTAAAGCATGTCGGTGATGCCACCATGACGCTGCGTTACAAAAAGAAGACCAACCCTATGACTATGGCGGGTGCGGGTAACGCCAACGCCAGAATTATAGTCGGGATTATTCTAATAATTGTAGCTGTGGTCTTTTTTGCTACGACAGGTAACGCAATTATAGCGGGCGAGATACTGACAGCGGGCCAGATGTTTATGAGTGCGGCTTTTTCCATGGGTATTGGTCTAGTGGTTGGCGGGATTATTGAAAAGCTACAAGACCCTTTGGAGAAAGAAAAAGACAAAGATAGTCGCGTATCAAGGCGTTACCCCAACACCATACAATCTGGCACAGTGATACCGATGATTTTTGGGACGCATAGATGGGGAGGTCACTTGTTCAGTGTCAACATCGAGTCGTTGAAAGGTAGAGATTCAGGGCTAAGCAGCTTCGCTTTGAACTTATGGGAGCAGGATGTAGGCTGGGATTCATGGAACACTTTGTATCACAACGCTGAGGAATTGAGTTACTTTGATATTGAGTACAATTATTATCTAGGCGGCAAGTCTAAGAACGGCGCTTTTACCCGCTAGGCTGTAAAAATACAATGAGGATTGACGATGAGATTTAAAGGCAGCGGAGGCGGCGGCCCAAGCAATGCTAGAAGCAATCTGTTTTCTACAGACGCTTTCGAGTTTGTGATGGGTATTGCTCAAGGACAGATTGGTGGCATTGTGGGTGAATCTGCGGAAGAAAAGCTAAACCACATCTACCTTGATGACACACCTATTTTTGACAGCCAAGGCAAACCTAACTTTGAGGAAAGTGAACTACTCATTCGTTTTGAATCAGGCACTCCGTTAACCGCTGCTGAGAGTGAAGACGGTCAAACGCCGATTAGATATTTGTTTGACGGCACCGCCTCAAATCAAACGGTAGGTCAGGAAGTTGTTCATGGTGCGCCCATTAGTAAAACCACGCCTAGTATTCCTGATGGTTGGGACCAGCTTGACGTTCAGGTAGTTGCACAAGCACTTTACCGCAACTCAAAAGACGGCGTGAAAGAGCACGAAGTTACTTTGACGGTGGTGCTGTCAAAAATTGGTGGTGGTTACTCTGAAACTAAAGCGATTAGGATAAAAGGTAAAACCCCTCAAAGTGGTTTTGCCCGAAGCCTAAAGTTTGAGTTACCTGTGCGTTCAAATACGGGTGACCAGTACGAAATTACGCTGACTAAAAACACTAACAGTGATGATGAAGACATCTTTGATACGATAATTTGGCGTGGGTACGAGCTGGTTACACGTAAGTTGAGCAGCTATGGGGCTTCAGATAAAAAATACGACACCCCTAGCTTCGAGTATCACCCAAGTACAGCGATGTTGCATGTGGTAGGTGTGATTGGTGACCAGATTGACGGTCTACCTACGATGAATGCTGACTACAGGGGCTTGTTGTGCCGCGTTCCATCTAATTACAACCCACGTACTAAGACCTATGACGAAAGCTCGGCGTGGGATGGCCTGTACGCTCCTGAGCGATTCCCTACCGACAACCCTTTTTGGATAGTCAATGAGCTAATACTTAACGAAGTGTTTGGTGTTATCTCTTACAACCCTAATGTGAAAGTAAACAAGTATTCAGTTTATGACAAAGCTAAATACGCAGATGGTTATAACGCTTTCAGTAACGCAAAAGACTTACAAAATCCGAATACATCAGAAACCGGCGTAGCTCGATACACGTTTAACGCGGTATTAAGTGACCGGATGAGTGGCATGGAGTTCATTAATAAAATTCTAGCCACTACGTTTTCGGTAATTTTAGAAAACGATGATGGTGAAATAGAAATACTCACCGACATGCCCACGGTGCCAGTGGCCTTTATTACGGCAGAAATGGCAGTATCAACTAGCTCTGAGTCTCCGTTTAGTTATTCTTATTCTAGTACGTCGGCGCGGATTAACGCTGTATCTACGAGCTTTATCGATAAAGACAGTGAGTATGCGACGCAGCAATTACCTGAGATAAGAAACCAAGATGCCATTGACCGTCATGGTTTAAATGTCACGGAGTTTGTGTCGTTAGGCACTACGAATGCGTGGGAAGCTGAGCGTAAGGCGCTGGTATTTTTAGTTGCTGGGCAAACTGAAACTGAATCGATTAACTTTGTCATGCCCTTATCGGGTGTGCAGTTCCAAGTTTATGACGTGGTAGCGATAGTAGACCCTGTGATGGGACATGGTGTGTCGGGCCGCGTGGTATCTAACGATACGTTTTCGCTGACGGTAAGAGATCCAATTTACTTTGCTGAATCCGGTTTATACAGCCTTACGTTGCAAGGACTTACGGAAGATTTTGACGCTACTATTACCATAAAAGATACTGAAGTCGGGCTGCCTCTTCGCAAGTTTACGTTAAGTCGTCCTTATCCTGCGGCGAGTAGTCTTGGTGATTATCCGGTAGTGCATATTGGAAACCGAGCAAGGTCTGATAAGCAAATAGGCTTTCCAAAACTTTATAGGATCACATCGATTGAGCCAACTGATGATACTGGCCTAGAATTATTTTCTATTTCAGCGGTGGAGTTTAATTCTGAAAAGCACACTGAAGCTGATTTACTCAAGCAAGCTACTCAACCTCAGTACTCATTCCAGCTCCTAGCGCCATTAAAGAGAGTCACCAATTTAGTTGTGGTTAACGAGTCTATTGTAGATACCTTGCAAGGCACTCAAGTTAGCGCGTGGATTTCATGGGACGAGCAAGAAGACCGTCAGTTTGGCACATCTTACCGCGTAGAAGTCTTTAGCAATGGTACGTCGATAGGTCGAGTTGTTAATACTGCAGAAAATTTTACTGAGATAAAAGGGTTACAGTTTGCAGAGTACGAATTTAGAGTCACCGCTGAGCGGTCAGGCACTAAAAGCGCGGTAACTTCGCTAACCTACGAATTAGGAAGAGTCACGGCGGCTGACCTAATTGAAGAGAACGCATTGCCTCTTATGTATGGCAGCTTCAAGAATGGAATATTAAAAGCCTACGCAGATATTAACTATGTTGTGGGGTCAGTCACTAGCCTCCCTGTAGCCCTATTAACAGGTGGCTATTTATCTAGTGTAACTTTTTCAATCTTTGATGATTCTGATGGCAACAACACGTTTTTATTTAATACTGTTCAAACTCAACCCAACTTAATCTTAACCGCGAGTCAGTTCAAAGAAGCGTCACAACAAGTATTTCTACCTAGCAAGTTAATTGTACGTGTAGCGTTTCACGATTTCTTTGATGAGCGTTACCCTGCCCTTGCGGTAAACGACCACATCTTAACGATTGAGGCAGTGCAGGCTTTAATTACGAACGTTGTAGTCACTGAACAAACCAGTGCGTTTGGAAAGTATTTAATTACGTGGACGGATGATTCAGCTAACTACGAATTTACGTTACTCACCCTCACCGGAAACATTCTAAAGAAGCAAACCCTTACCAGTGCTGAAGTTACACTTGAAACGCTTTCAGCGGGTACGTACACATTCACTATTCAGCCTGTTAGCTCAGACTTAGGGTATGGAAAAATATTTACTCAAACCTTGGTTGTATTGCAAAAAGATACCTCAGATGTTGCACCTAACACAACATCGAGCAATGGCACCATCACGGTCACTCCCCCTGTAGTTGAATCTAAATTTGATACTTATGAATTTAAAACCAGCACGTCTGATAATTTTGAAATTGCGAAACCTGTAGGTTCAAACACTAGTTTGTCCTTTGGCAATGTTATCAAAGACCAAATTTACCATGTCTGGTATCGACTGGTTACAGATAACAACCGCAATACCACATGGAGGCTCACCTCAGCCCTTGGCACAGAACAAATATTATATACATGGACCGCGTATGCCGAGGATGCCGTGGGTACAAATATTAGTACTTCCGCTGGCGAGTTAACCTGGCAAGGATTGAGTTCAGGACATACGACGGCACAAGCCATCATTACGGATGCCAGCATCTATACGTGGTTGCCTTTAACTGAGGGCGAGACTATTCAAATGGTGCTTCTAAGTGACAACGGAAACTACTTTAGAAACAACACAGGTGCGTTAAAAAGTATTACGGCAAATATATTTATTAACGGTGTAGCCGCTTATGACACCAGTGAATATAAGTATAAATGGACTAATGAAGGGCGAGTAGTTTACGTCACAACCAGTGGAGATTACGTGTCCCTATCCCCCTCAACTAATCTTTTTGCGGCTGATGGTGAAGACCCACAAGGGCTAAATTTTAAGACTATAAAAGTGGACTTTACTGACGTAGCTAATGGCGCGGATTTAAACCTCACATGCACTGTAACCAACATATAACACCGGAGCTTCACAATCATGGCAAGAACTAGTATAGGCGCAATTACAATATCCGACATTAATGATGGTTTTAACCCCATCTCCGTTGTACTTGGAAACCAGTCACATTCCTTTGCGGCAAGCTCCACCGGTGTTGTAACCGATGCAGAAAAGAATTTATTTAGATGTGAGTTGTTCGTTTACTTAGGCGCAAACAGAATACCTTTTGGCAGTACGGGTGCCAACAGCACTTATAATGTGGCACTTACTCCTTCAGGCACATGGGCTGTGACTACTGAAACAGTTGCGGGTCAAAAAGTGGTAAAGGTATCTACCTGTCCTTCAGGATTAAACACTGCGGATAAAACAGGTTTAGTAGATGTAGCTATTACTGTTACCAATGGCGCGGGTAATGCCACGTTGGTTACGGCAGTCATTTCTTTATCTAAGGCTGTTATAGGTGCCGGTGGTGCAATTATTAGTTTGGTCCCTAGCCGCCAAAGCTTTAAGTTTACCGAAGCAGGCACCACTGACACCAGTGCTACTAACGACATCAAGATACCTGTAGTTATCCAAGGCACAGTGAATGACATGCAAGCCTTTGTTAGTAAAAACGGAGGTAGTTTTTCAGCCCTTTCGGTGGGAAATGCTGCTAATCAAGCAAAATCTATAGATATAGATGGTCTTGCTGGTAACGACTTAATTGTTATTTCAGCCGCGAACTTTGGTAACGCCGAAACCATGGCAATTAAAGTGGTAGGTGGGGGTGATGCTGTAGATATTATCAGCATTGTTAGAATCCAAAATGGTAATACCGGCGCGGCTTCATTACTGGTTATTATTACCTCAAGTGTTAACGGTTTTGAGTTTAGAAATAACACTGGTCCCGCAAAGACGTTAACCGCTAAAGTCTATGACAATAAAGATGGCTCTGAAATTACATCAGGCGTTACCTACTTATGGGCTAGAAACGGAATAACAGTGGGTACGAATAGTAAAAATTTAGTGGTGACGTTTGGCGATATAGATAATGGTAGTTCAGAGCAGTACAGCTGTTCTGTTTCGGTCGCCTAATGCCACGCACAGCGGTAGGAACCGCAACTATATCAGATATTATTGACGGAGCCTCGGTTTTTAACTTAGTCAACAGCGACAATACGGTTGTATCGGCTGCTAGTGTAACTAAGACCAGTGGTGGAAACTCTTGGAACGCAGGCGCTTACTCAAGAGAGTCTTACTCAACGTGTGTTGCGTCAGGTTCTTTGGGCACTAGATCGATGGTAGGACTTTCCAAACAAAGTAATAATGTAGCTACTGCCAGTTACACCACTATCGACTTTGCGATATATGTTGATGACACCGCAAAAGTTGTAATATACGAGAGCGGGACTAGTAAAGGTGCTAATAACACCAGTTTACCCACCGACGTATTTTCAGTTGTGAACAACGGGATAAGAGTCTACTACTGCAAGAACGGAGTGGAGTTTTATGAATCACGTATAAAACCATCAGGTAATTACCGATGGGATTGCTCTATACATAACCTCAACGGAAGCATTACCAACATCGGTTTCGCTTTAGCGGGATACTCCCCCATCAAAGACGTGGATTACTTTGACGGTAGCCGAGGCGCAGGGGTCTATAATAGATTAGTTACCAGCCAAAATTGGAGCAACGCTGAGGCAGAGTTAGCGACCCCTAATGACAGCGTTCTTTTGGATGAAGTCACTCTGTTTATGGCCGCTGGTTGGGCTGAGACTAGATACTTTAATGGTAGCGGCAGTTGGATACGGGCCACTAAAGTCGTGGACGGCAATCTGGTAGTCAACGGCGATGCTATCATTGACCAAGTTTTTGCTAATAGAGTGTTTTCTGAAAACATAACAGCTACAGGTAGTTTAACCGTGGGTACTCCTGAGCTTTCGTCAGGAACCAACGGGGCTACTCAAAGCATAGTGCTTACCTCAGAAAAAGACAAATCGGTTATACATATTCGCGGCTCTGATGGTCAAGACATGCTGAAATTTGTTAAAAAAGTAGTCGATGATGTTGAAGTGGAGTATCTGCAATTGGGTGGAGGATTAGCACCCAACACCATAACATCCCTCAATGTATTTAGCCCTGAAGTGCTGTCTTCTTTAGTGCCTCTAGTGGCTGGCTCAACAGGTGGAACCAAGGTATATCCTAGCACTCCGGTATCAGCAACCAATAATACTGAGGTTTGGTCACTGAGTATAGACCCTTGCAATCAAGAGACAGTCAGCGTTTCAGGGCAGATTTCAAACTCTTACTCTGGACCCAACTCCTACAATAATCACCCAAGATTAAAACTGACGTTAACAAGATCGGTAGACGATGGGGTTAGCTATTCTTATTTAGCGCAAGTGGATGTGACGGGTAAATTTTATAGTTCAAATAACAACACTTACTATGGTAGCGCGTATGTAGAGCTAGAGTACCTAGATAACAACATTCCTGCCTCAGCTTCAAAGTTAATTTATAAATTAACTATGAATAAAGTATCAGGAACTATGCCATCTAATAACCGACTAGGTGACTTCACCCTCTCACAAGCAACACAAGGCGGTGGAGCATCAGGTGCGGCAACTACATTAAACGGCGAAGAAGGCTCTCACTATTTAGATTACTCAAATTTTGGCACGGTCCCAACTTGGAATCAAGCCACAACCGGCAACGCTAACACCGCAACAAAGCTTGCTTATATAGCACAAAGCTTTAACGGCAAATACCCTGTTACCGTAAACGTAGGAGGGTCTATTTATAGTCACAGCGACCTGACTTACGAGGGCATCAATAATACGCTAACAGCAGGAACCTTCAAAGGTGCTTTAGATGGTCAAGCAAGCAAAGCCTTAGTATCAGAGAATAAGACTAACAACATTAATTACTCCATAATGTGGCACAACGGCAGCTCTCAACTGTATGATTCTGGATCAGACTTTCACTATAATCCATCTACTAAGAAGGTTACAGCTGCTGTATTTAAAGGAAATTTAGAAGGGAACGCTGAGACAGTCACTAAAGGTGCTTACATTGATAAGAATAATGTGTTCGGGGGTAACAATCAGTTCTTCTCTACTGATATTTCAGGTTCATATCAAGGTGCAGCTGTTGAGATTCGCGAGGTTGGTGGAGTAGGTAATAGTCAGTCTTCTAAGGCTTATGCTCCTGCTTTGGCGTTTCATTGGGGTAGTAGGCAACAAGGACGTTTAGCATTACACAGCGATGGTGACTTTTATTTCGCTGATGGTCTGGACCATACAACGTTGTGCTCTTTACACGCTGTATTTGTAGGCGACTTGACAGGAACAGCAAGTAGCGCGAGTACTGCTAGTTTGCTAGGTACTAGAGATGTTGATGACTTTGCTTGGGCAGGAAATGGAGCTTTTACAAATCCTAATGCTACTCGTAAAACATCGGGTTATCGATTTGATCCACATGTTAATAATCCTACTACAGAACACTACGCAATAAATACTTTTGGTAACAATAATAATGTAGTAGCTCAACATGCGATACACTATGTAAACGGGGAATCTTACACAAGAGCATATAACTCGACATGGTCTAATTGGCGTAAGCAATGGGATGATGTAAATCACGGGCCTAACTCTGGCTTAGACGCAGACACTGTAGATGGCTTTCATGCCAACGATGGGTCTGGTGATTTTACAGGTAACGAATTAGTAGTTAGACATCAAAATGGTTACATATTTAGCAATTATTTTAACATGTCTGCTAACGAGACTGCTGTTACTGCTGATAGGATTGCAATTTCAACAGGTTCAGATAGCTACTTGAGATGGCAAACTCTTAACTCTTTTGCTAGTAACTTACCACGCCTTAATCAAGATACTACTGGTAACGCGTTTACTTCTAGTTATTCTAGTGACTCTGCAAAATTGAATAGTTTCTCTCATGTAGACTTTAAGAAACGTTACAGTACAACTTTTAATATTACAAAAGATGCTTATACAGTAATAGCTGTAGTTACAGGCTCTCGTCTTGCTTCTAACGCTACTTTCTCTTTTACGGGGACTAGTAGTGGTGTTGTAGTAAACGCAGAAGTAAATGTTATGTGTAGTCACTCTAATGATATATTAGTGAAAAGCCACTCTGGGCCTTATGCGCAACTCTCTATAAGGATTACGAGTAACGGTAATGACAAATTCGCCATAGAAGTTATGCGTCTAGGCGGCTCAGGTAGCACTAACATGGCGTGTGACGTATTTACAGCTAATACTGAAGTTGTCTCTTTTCAAGACAGTCACTCATACACAGGCGCAACGGCTATTCACACTACCACAGTTGGTACTAGTCAAAATGCTACAGGCGGTAACTATGACTTCAGGACTGACGGTAAACTATATGCTGCAGGTGGGCTAGTAGGTAACGCCGATACAGCTACTAAGTTAGCTTATATAGCACAAAACTTTAGTGGGAAGCATCCTGTAGCTGCGAGTGTTGATGGTATAATAAACAGCCATAGCGCGTTTACTTATGAAGGTAGTACAGGGATTGTAGAAGCTTCCATATTCAAGGGTAGACTGTCAGGAAACGCAGACACTGCCCGCACTTCGGAATACTCAGGTCAAGCGGTTAGTGCTACTAAGCTATACTCGTCAAGAAAGATAAACGGTGTAAGTTTTGACGGCACTGCAGATATTTCAATACCTGCTAGTATAATACAAAACAGTTCTGCCTTTGATTCTTTTAATCTCGTATTCCATGCTGCTAATAGTTCTGATCTCAGGTCTGTTACTACTATAGAGGTAAAGCCCGGAGCGGGTGAAATATCTGCAACAACATTTAAAGGAGCCTTAGATGGACGTGCAAGTAAGTCTTTAGTGTCAGAGAATACCAGTAATAATACTGATTATTCGATTGTTTGGCATAATGGTAGCTCTCAATTATATGATTCTGGGTCACATTTTAATTACAACCCTTCGACTAAGAAAGTTACGGCGACAACGTTCAAGGGAGCTTTAGAAGGTAACTCATCAACCGCGACAAAACTTACGTCTATTCCTACAACATTTAGTGGTAAATACCCTGTCACAGTTAACGTGAGCGGTACAATACATAGTCACACTTCCTTCACTTATGAAGGCAGTACAGGTACAGTTAAAGCAACAAATTTTGAAGGTAATCTAAGTGGTAACGCAAATAGTGCTAAGACATTATCAGGAGGAGGCACTGGCAACTTAAATACGATTCCAAATACTTCTGCTGACACTCTAACGTATCAACGATATAGCGGGGATGCTAGCAACAAACCTTTTAGCGGTAATAATGCTAACGGTGTTGTATGGATGAATAGCCATAGCGGGCCTTATGGAAAACAACTTGCTTTTGGTGATAACGATGACCTTTACATGCGTAGGTATTCTAACGCTAGTTTTGCGTCTTGGAAGAAGTTAATACACGAGGGCAATATACCTCAAAGCATTACAGGCAACGCAGCCACAGCTACTAACGCTACTAATGCTACTAATGCTACTAATGCTACTAATGCTACTAATGCTACTAATGCGGGCCTTCTTAATGGCCTTACTGTACAGCAATTAGACCGTATACAGTCAGGAAGCAACTTTGTTAATGGAACGCTAGTAAAGACTCGTATTGCTGCAACTGCAAAAAACGGTGCTTCTTTTGTCATGGAAGTATCTGGCAAGAGTTATTCTTCAAGCAATCCTCCATTTATCATAACGGTTCAAGGATACTTGTATAACGATACTATATTAAGCGTTTCGGGAATAAACAGCGGGGGTAACTTTAACGGGGTTATAAAATTATTAGAGCATCAAGGTGTCTTGTGTTTTTGGTGGCCTAGACAGTCCTACTGGAACTCTTTTAACGTTCATGTAAGGGACGCGGGAGGAGCGACAAACGTAAACACAGTTGAGCGTATTGTTGATGAAGTGGAGCCTACAGGCACTAAAAAAGTTTCTTGTACGTTGGTAAACTCTTGGAACTCTATGAACCACGGTACAGGTTCGGGCTTGGATGCTGATAAGTTAGACGGATTACACGCCTCTGATTTTGTTAAATCTACTAACCCTGTGATGACGGGCATTGCTTCCATATCTAGTAAATTGCACATAAACGGTGAGATAACATCAGGCAGTGGAGCAGGTCTGCAAGTCAATGGCTTTATACGTAGTGGTGCTATATTTATACATGAGGGAGGAAATACACCTACGGCAGCAGGTTTAGCATTAGGTAACGCTAGTGGTAAATTAGTATGGGACGGAAGTAACGTAGCTATGCAATCTCAGCTTGCTGCTTATATACCGTTAGCGGGAGGAACACTCACAGGTGAGTTGAACTTTAACAACTCTGGAAATGTGCGTAGATATTTAATTAAGTCTTCAAGTGGTGGTATTTTTACACACAGCTTGCAGAACGCATTAGCCTTTCACAGTGATTCAACTTGTATGGTGTTTGCAGGAGATGCACCAGAGAAAGTTCTTATAGGCTTAGGTTACTATGAAAATGACCACACTACTGAAGACTTAATATTAGCCTCTGATAATAGCATCCGGATACTTTCAGGTCAGCAAAATGGTTATAACGGAACTACTCAGGCAATATTTCATGCTAGTGGACTGTTTCAGGCTCCTAACTTTAAAGGTAATACGTTTGAAGGTGAACTTGATGGTAACGCCAAGACCGTCACTAACGGCGCTTACGCTGTAGCAAATAACGTGTTTAAAGGAAATAATAAGTTTCTGTCTACAGACGTCAATGGAGGTTATCAGAACGCAGCTATTGAACTCAGAGAGACTAACTATGTAGGTACTAGTCAGTCTTCTAATGCTTATGCTCCTGCTTTGGCGTTTCATTGGGGTGGTAGACAACAAGGACGATTGGCGTTACATAGTGATGGTCATTTCTACTTTGCTGATGGTGTTAACCATACAACGCTGCGCCCACTACATGCTAACTTTATAGGTAGCTTGGACGGTACATCTAGCAATGCCTCTAACTTGAACAATAAAAGTTCAACCTCTGCAAGTACTGTGAATACCGTTGTTGAACGTAACAGTTCTGGTGACATTCAAGCTCGCTTATTTAGGAGTGAGTACGGCACTACGAACGGTAATGTGAAGTTCATCATGACTCAGGTTAATCAAAGTACTGATAATTATATAAGGCCCACAACCCCTGCTCAGTTTAGAGCTAGTGTTACAGATGCGTCTTATGCAGGTATAAATCATGAACACAGTGGCCCTGAGTATTTTAAAAGTTCTAGGGGTGTACTAAATCAAGATAATAACTGGGCTAATAAATTAGCATCAGGTACTTATAATTTACCTGTTACTGGTGCCTCAAAAACAGTAGTTAATTTTTATTCTCCTGTGGGTTCAGCAGCTACATGTGGTTTTGTCTTTACGTATTATGGGGACTTAGAATATTACTCAAACGTAGACTCAAATAGATATGCTAGGTACAAAGTTTGGACAAGTGGTAACGACAGCGACTTAGCTAAGTTATCAGGTACTCAAACTTTTACAGGAAGTAAGACTTTTAGTAATGACTTAACTGTGCGTAAAACATCGGATGAAACTGCAATAAACATAGAGTCGGGCACCACTACTTTCAGAATGTTTGTAAGGCAATCTGATAACCAAGCAGGGTTTTATATTAATAATGGAACTAGGCTTAGGTATGAAGCGGCGGGTGATAAATTTACATTCTCACATGATGTGATAGTAAATGGTGACCTTAGAGTGGGTGATGGTAATGATGGTAGGTTCTATTCAGACACTAACGGACGTACAGCTTTTGCTTCTGGTAGTATGTACTTTCAGACATCCGTACCAATTTTCTATAATTATGCTGCCCAAACATTCCACGGTAACACTAGCGGTAACAATCAAAATTTCAGAGGTAACCGCTTAATAGGTAACAACTGGGAAGTAGATGCTAATGGTTATATGTATGCTAAGTCTCACGGGTCAAACATCGCTAAATCTAAAGTTCTTACTTTCAATGACTTCTTACCCGATGAACCCCCCGTAGGACTAGAGGACACTATTACTGCTAACTGGATTTCTTCAGGTGCCATACAGACTAAACACTTACAAGTGAATGGTGTTGTAGGTGCAGCAGGAGATAGAAGGTCTTTAAGAATTACGCCTGATGCCCAAGTGCCTATATCCTTCGCATTACTAAATGATAACTTGAGTGTTAAAAGGCAGATATTCTCTATTGACGCTGAAGGTAACGCTTTCTTGGATGGAAAGTTATCTAAAGACACGGTAGACATTGATTCGATACAAGACCAAGCGCGTACTGAGATAAACCCTTATTACGTAGGTACTAATGCTAACTCAACCAAGAGTGTTACTACCTCTCAATCGGGTACAAGTATCACCACCACCTTACCAGCAGTGACTGTTTTAGGAAATAAAGTCAACCTGTCATGGAGGTTAGTAGCTTCATCTCAGTTTTCAGGTGAATCTTCAGGTGGGGCCGATTACACAAGTCCTGTTTGGAGAGTGCGTGTTTATAGAAATACAACCTCAACAACACCTATTGTAGATAAGACTTACACAGGCACGTCTAGTAACACTAATGAAAACGGAAGATACTACGACCGTAATGCTAATTTAAGTATTAATGATTTATACCAAGACATTAATGTTACTGATGCTACGGAAGTGTATGTATTGCAAGTGACCCGCGTTAGTGGAACACCTACTACTATTACTCGTACATTCTGGCAAGCTCAATCTCCTGCATTTAAGCGCATTGAGATGGAGTTAGATTACACTTTATTGTACTACAATGCTTCAGGTCTGGGTTCAGGCACCATAACGCTAGCCTCTGATATGAGAGCCTTTCAGTTTGTGTCTGTTTTGGGTTCTTCAAATAACAATGACACTATAAAAGCTATGTTATTACCTGTAGCTGACCTAGTGGAAAGTTACACGTTGTCAGACCTTAATCAGTTTGTACTTTGGGGTGGCGAGGGGGCGAATATTTGGAAAGTACGCCCTAACACTAGTTGGACTTCGTTGACTAATACGGGAGAGGACGCAACCATCTTTAAGGTAAGTGGCGTTAACATTGTAGAGAAGGATAATGGGTGATGTTTAGAAGTAAATTTAAAGAAGAGCTGACTTATACACGGGCGTTTGTTGAGAAAACTAACTTAACTAATGTCCAAGTATTTCCTATTCCTCAAAACTTGGAAAATTGGATAGAGATAGTGTTTGACCCAACATTTAATTATGTTGGTAAAGTTTATAATATAGATAAAGAATGCTTTGAGGTGTGCATGTCTGCGGCCTCTAAAGTAAACCTAATCAAAAGAAAGAGTGCATACACCTTGAGGTCAGACCCTATGTTTATTGAGTTTCAATTCGATAAAACAGAGCTGGCTGAAAAGGCTTGGCGAGATGAAGTATTAGCTATTAAAGCGCAATACCCTATAACTTAAAACACACAGGAATAAAAAATGATTACTGCAACATTTACAGACCCACAAGGCCAAACTTGGACAGATGCTAGGATAAAAGTTATTAACTTCAACATGAACTGCAACAGCTCGTTGAGTGTCTATCATAACAATAATCTAAACGAGCCTGTTGAACGGTCGGACATGAATACTCAGGCCCACATGCAAATAGTCTATTGGCCTACTCAGAAAGCGATGGATGACGGTCACCCTCCTTATAATTTGAATAACCAAGGCGACGAAATGGATAATAAACAATTTCGTTTCCAGTTAAACAGCGTACCAAAAAATGCTGCAGAGCTTGAAACTGCGTGTGAAGCGCATTTAGTAGAAGTCATACTCCCCCCTATGCAAAGCTAAAACAGCCTCGCTATATTGACCAATAGCCCATAACTGGGCTATTGTCTTTTAAAATTCCTGTGGTTGACGATGAGTGATGGAGATGGCTATGCCTGTTAAACGATGCCTGTTAAAATACAACACAATTGTCTGGTTATCGATGGCAATTGTGTTGTGTTAGCACTCCCCATAACGTCCATTACTAAATCCCCTCGCCTCACCCCTGACTGTGAGAAATTAACGCGTAGGTATCACAACAACGTCCTTCACTCGAACCAATTTTATATTAGACCCTTAGCACTAAAACTGCCCCAGCACCAACCTCACCCGTTGAATGTGCTCGGCTGTGAATTAGAAAACCTAAAAACTATTGTCGCGTTAGGTGCTTATATCAGCGCCCAGCTAGAGCTAGTTTTATTATTGGAGCAGTAAAATGGATACCCAAGCCTTTACATCGATACTGACAGTTCTTGTCGCACTTTCAGGTGTGTTGACAACGATTGGTATATTTATTCTCCGAAGCGTGACTGGAAATATTGATAAGAATACATCAGCTATTACCTTGATAGTGAAAGAGCATATGGATTTTAAACAAAACATTGCTAAAAATTATTACGACAAGCCTGAGATTGAGTCTCACTTTACTTCGTTTATGTTACGTACCGAGCAGCGTAACGAATTAATTTTAGAGTCTATTAATAAACGGCTAACCCATTTAGAAAAAATATCTAATAGTACCGAATCAGGCATATCAGGTCTGTCAAAACTTTTACCCGAAATGGTTGAAGCTATCCGTAAAGTTAGTCAAGTGAGTGAGAGATAATGCGGGCTGTACTAGAAAAGTTTATTGATTCCGTTATTCAAAAAGAAGGCGGTTATGTCAACAACCCTGATGACGCAGGCGGTGAAACCAATTTTGGTATTACCATAGCGGTCGCTAGAGAGTTTGGGTACTACGGGGATATGGAACGTATGCCCCGCTACGAAGCAGTGCAAATCTACGCTGAGCAGTATTGGTATCAACCACAACTGGACCTAATCGAAAAAGAGTCCTCACGCATTGCAGAAGAAGTATTTGATAGCGGTATAAATTGCGGTGAAGTCACGGCTATACGTTGGTTACAACGCGCCTTAAACTCGCTGAATAAAAAGCAGCGCAGTTATCTTGACATAACACCGGATGGCATCATGGGTGAGAAAACTCAGGAAGCATTACGTAGTTTTCTACGTCAACGTACACTCCACGGTGAGGCGGTACTGCTAAAAGCTTTAAATTGTTTGCAGGGCGAATACTACATTCGCATCAGTGAAAAAACTGAAACTAACGAAACGTTTTTGTTTGGTTGGCTAAAGAACAGAATAGCTTAGGAAATATTGACGATGAGTATAACCAAACTAATGACCCCTGCTGTGTTTGCAAAAGCAGATATGGAAGAACGCTTGTATCTTAACCAGTACATTCAAACGGAAAGTTACACAGCCGTAGCTGAGATGTTTGATGTAAACCGCACCACAGCTTTGCGTAAAATACGTAAAGCGTTACAGCGAGTACATGGCCCTAACTTACCTATTCTTAAAAACGGGAGACTAAAACCTGATGAGTGATTGGAAAGATATTGTTAGAAAAGTTGCGCCTATTTTAGCGGGAACATTTGGTACGCCTTTCGCTGGAACGGCGGTCAAGTTTTTAGCTGACGAATTTCTGGGTAGTGATGAAGTGGCGGTTAAAAATCCTGAAGCTGAACTTGAGAAGCTGTTTGCTCAAGCTTCACCTGAGTTATTACTAGCACTTAAAAATGCTGACCTTGCCTTCGAAGCTAAGATGGCTGAGATTGGTTTGAAGAAAGAGCAGCTTCACCAAAAAGATAGAGACTCGGCCCGTGAGATGGCAACGCGTACTTCTATCGTTCCACAACTGACTTTAAGTTCTATTTTTATTGTGGGATACTTTGGCTTGATTGCAACGCTGCTTTATATTGTCGTGCAGCATTCACAGATTAAAATCCCTACCGACCTTGCTATACTGTTAGGCGTGATGACTGCAGCCATTCCGCAGATACTAAACTTTTGGTTTGGTAGTTCAAGAAGCTCTCAAAGTAAAGACGAGCAACGACATAATCAAGGCTTAGAAAAACCTCCGAGGTAATTGTACAAAAAACGTACTGACCGATTTCTTAGTGTGGCGTGAGTGTGGAATGGAATTATTCCACACTATTTTTCTTTATATTAATCAACTACTTAGAGCACTAGTCTGTTACCTTGACATGGTAGGGGTCGGTGGTTCGAGTCCACTCGGTTGTACCAAATTCCCAGAACAAGATGATTACTTAAAACTGGCTTGTGTATGGCAGCGTTCGCTTCTCGTAGGCTGTAGTCCCCATT